CAAAAAGCTATGAATGTGAGATGTACATGGATCAGGACGGAGGCATCAGAACAGGGAAAGACGAGCGAACGAAAGCAACTACAGATTGGAACAGGAGGGCGAACGATTAGACTGATTGATGCAGATGCAATGAATGCAGAGTTATTTTACAAGCAAGTTGGAGGAAAAGACAGTTTAATTACGGCAGAAAGTGCGTTTGAAATGATTAATGCACAGCCGACCGCCTATGATGTGGATGCGGTTGTGAAGCAGTTGGAAATGAAAATTGACAACGCAGAATTTGATGAATTGCTGACAAGTAATGAAAAGGATGCGTATGTGGATGCATACAGAAGAGCAATCGAGGTTGTGAAAGGAGGTGGAGTAGATGAATAAGCCGTGTGAGCATTGCAACAAGGCAGATAACAGGAAGTATAAAAGCGACTATTTCAAGTGTGAAAAGCCTTGCGAAAGAGCAAAGATGTGCAAAAGGAATGATGAACAGTTTTTGAAAATGTTGAAAGGCGGTGGAGTAGATGGCAATTAAACCGATTTTATTCAACACAGAAATGGTTCGGGCAATTCTGGACGGACGGAAGACTTGCACAAGGCGAATTTGCAAAGATGCCAATGAGTGTACTGTGCCGGATATGGATTTTTACAATGCTGACAAGAGAACTTATGCAGTACATAACTTTGCAGATAAGAAACATACGGAGCAGTTAAGCATAGCAGAAAGAACTTGTCCTATTTGTCCGGGCGATATCCTGTATGTCCGAGAAACATGGAAAAAGGCGCCGAACGGATACTATTACTACGAAGATTGGCAAAGAAATGATATTGCAGATATTACAAAATGGAAACCATCCATTCACATGCCAAAAGAAGCCGCACGCATCTGGCTTAAGGTTATGAATGTGAGAGTGGAGCGGTTGCAGGAGATAACCGATGAGCAAGCAAAACGTGAAGGCATACAGTATGATGAATGTCCAACAGGATTTACCTGGAAGCAAGAAACAGATATGCATAATTGCTACACAACTCAAATAGGAGCTATGCAAGCATTATGGAATTCCACCATCAAGAAATCAGACCTTGACCGTTACGGTTGGGATGCATCACCGTGGGTTTGGGTTATAGAATTTGAGCGGTGTGAAAAGCCGGAAGGAGTGTGAATATGACTAAAGCAGTATTGGTAATGGATATGCCGGGATCATGTTTCGGTTGCAACTTTTGCCATATTAACAGCAGTGGCGGAGAAGATCGTTGTCAGGCATTCGAGGTGTCAAGAGCAGTCAATTCCGAAACCTACGAAAAGCCGGATTGGTGTCCGCTCCGGGAGTTGCCAGAGAAGATACCAGAGTTGAAATCTGGTTATGAAGATCTCAGCACATCAATACGTCGGGTGGGCTTTAATGCCTGCTTAGATGAGATTTTAAAGTAAATTGAAAGGAGTGAGAGGTTTGCTGGCCAGCGTGAAAGAGCTCTTTACTCCGGGAAGAAAATGAGTGATTTGGACAAATTTAATTATGAGTATCAAAATCAGATAAGTATATTTGACATTACAAGAGAGCCAATACATATAACAAAACCAATTCGGCTGATCGAACTTTTTGCTGGATACGGCTCACAGGCGATGGCACTGCGGGACATTGGTACGAAATTTGAACATTACAAGGTTGTGGAGTTTGACAAGTATGCTATCGCAAGCTACAACGCGGTTCACGGCACGGATTTTCAACCAATGGATATTACCAAAGTACACGCAGAAGATTTGAATATCTGCGATGTGGGAAAATATTGCTATTTTATGACATATTCCTTTCCATGCACCGATTTGTCAGTTGCTGGGAAACAGGCGGGAATGAAAAAAGGGAGCGGCACAAGGTCAGGTCTACTGTGGGAGGTTGAAAGAATCCTGCGTGAGATAAAGGAGAGCGGAGGAGAACTGCCACAGATTCTTTTTATGGAAAATGTACCACAGGTTCATGCAGATGCAAATATGGCTGACTTCCAGAAGTGGATTGATTTCTTGTCTGGACTTGGATATACAAACTACTGGCAAGATTTGAACGCGAAAGATTACGGTGTTGCACAGAACCGGAACAGATGCTTCATGTTTTCATTCCTTGGTGAATACAACTACCACTTTCCGCAGCCGATACCGTTGAAAAAGAAGTTGAAAGATTACCTTGAAGATGATGTGGACGAGAAATATTACATTAACAATGAAAAGGCTGATAAGCTGATAAAACAGCTTATTGACAACGGAACGCTTCCACAGCACAATCCTGAGAGCAGAGCAGAGCAGAGCAGAGCAGAGCAGAGCAGAGCAGAGCAGACTTGTATTGACGGAACAATCTGCAATCCACGGCAAAGAGACATTGCAAACTGCATCACGGCAAAATATAACTGTGGAATCTCAAGTCAACAGCAAGCCGGAAACATGGTTGCAGAAAATCTGTATTGATACAAGTATGAGCGGTTTAGAGGATGACGCAATAAGAACTTATAGAGATACTGCACCGGCTATAACCGCAAGGGAATATAAAGAGCCAAGAATGATACTGGAGTGATTGAATGGAAGTAATAGGCAGTATATACACTGGAGTAACAGCAGATTTTCAAAGAGGTGTATATCCGATTGCAAGGTGTGTGAAAGCTGAACAGCATGATTTAGGAGTGATTATGGCAGATGTAAATGTTTTAGGTACTCTCGAAGCGAAATTTGAGAGTACCAGTAGAATTTATGATGTAGGGGGGTGTAGTCCAACATTGAGTACAATGCAAGGTGGCAATCAAGAGCCGAAAATACTTGAAAATCAGATAGTTGCCATGCGTGGCAGAAATCCGGACAATCCATCGGATAGAACTACTGGAAGCCCAACGGAACAGAGGTTGGAAATAAATATGCAAGGCACAAGTAACTGTTTAACAAGTGTGCAGAAGGACAATATGGTTCTGATTAAGCAGGCTACAAAAAGTGGTTCTATTGAATGTGAAGCTGGTGGATGCTTTGACGCAAGCTATCCAGAAAGCCAGACAAGAAGAGGGAGAGTGCAAGATAATGGCAATACGTGCCCTACATTAACCGCACAAAATCAAGAGATTGTACGGATTGAAAAAGTAGGTCAGATTTCAAATGATGGTTCTCAGTGCGGAACGGTTTATTCCGATAGTGGTATATCTTCCACACTGACTGCCGGAACGCATGGAGATGCAAATTCAAAAGTATTTACGCAGTGCCGTATCAGAAAGCTAACACCAAGAGAGTGTGGACGGTTGATGGGAGTATCCGATGAAGATATTTCAAAAATGGCGGAAGTTAATAGCAATACCCAATTATATAAGCAGTTCGGTAACAGTATTGTTGTAGATGTAATGTGCAAAATGTTCAGCAATTTAGACATAGACCAATAAGATAGCGAGCCGGAATTGTCCGGTTTGCCTAACCTTTAAATTTAGAACCAGATAACAAAACCAAGCAATCATCATACCGCCTCCTGTAGTAGTATATGCGGCGGGTGGGAGATGATACGGAAAATAAAAATATAGGAGAGTGAAGAATATGAGAATTGATGAGTTAAATTTATCGACAAGAACATATAACACGTTGTTAAGAGCAGGAATTGACACTGTTGAAAAGATTAGAGGAATGACTGATGAAGAGCTGAAAAGTGTAAAAAATCTGTCTGAAAAATGCTATGAGGAAGTCAAACAGGCTGTATACTGCACAGACTGCAAGAGAAGTATTTACGGAGAGTATAAGGATTGTGATGTTAATATCGAAAACCACGGGAAGTATGTTCTTGCAGGCAATAAATGTGGATGTAAGGTGGTCTAAACTGACTTTTAACCGAGAAAGAGGGGAAAATGCAAATCATGAGAAAGAAACTTATAACAGCCATCATAACCGCAGCACTCCTGATTGCCGGATGCAGTGATACAGCAAATGTCAGTGCGGGACAGGAAAACACAATGGTACTGGTGGGAAGTGGACAAGAATATCTTATTTATGCAGATAGTGACACAGGAGTGATGTATTTATATATCACAATAAGTACGGGCGGCGGTCTTACCGTTATGCTCAATGCTGATGGTACACCGAAGATCTGGCAGGGAGAAGAATAAAATATTGGAGGATAGTGGCTTATGAAGTTTTCAAAACTGACTAAGCCAGAGCTTGAAACAATTATTGAAAACGCCAATTTCACGGAGCAGGAAGAAGAAATATTTTATCTTCTTGCCCGTGGACTTATTTCAAAAGAAATAGCCATGAGACTATGCGTATCAACAAGAACAGTGGAAAGAAGAATTTTTGATATTAAACAGAAAGTAAAAAAGTTAGAAGGTGAGTTAAACGGGAAATCTTTCAAATAGTGAGTTGTTGAATATTGCCATCGAAAATGGTATTATCAACATAGACACCATTCAGAAAAAAATTGAAATGAACGAAAGGAAAAAATTTATTGAAAAACACACTTACAGCATTTGGCAAGGAAAAGATGGAAAGTTTTACACATATTTGCCAGATGAAGATAATAAGAGAGGAAAGAGACTTGTAAAGAGAACATCTGAAAAAGCAATTGAAGATGAAATAGTAAAGTTCTATAAAGCTAAGGAGGATGAACCTACAGTTATTCAGGTATATTCTAATTGGATTTCTGAAAAACTTGAATATGGTGAAATAACAAGACAGACAAAGGACAAGTACGAGACAAATTTTAAAAGATTTTTTGAAAATAAGTATTTGCCGATTGCAAATAGAAAAATCCGGTACATTGATGAAGAAATATTGGAATCATTCATAAAAACAGCTATTTCAAAACTGGAACTTACGCAAAAAGCTTATTCTGATATGCGGATATTGATTAACGGAATTTTCAAATATGCAAAGAAAAAACATTATACCAGCCTGAGCATAACCAGTTTTATGGGTGATTTGGAAATTTCGGAAAAGTCATTTAAAAAGAACCATAAGTCAGACTGCGAATTGGTATTTTCTAAGGATGAGGAACTTTTAATTGAACGATTTGTAATGGAAGATGAGCCTACATTGATAGAACTTGGCATTATTTTGGCATTTAAAACAGGATTGAGAGTTGGGGAAATATCTACCCTCTCATGGTCTGATGTCGGAGAAAATAAGATACATATATCAAAGACAGAAATAAGATATAGAGATGATAATGGCAAATATGTATTTGATGTTCAAAATTTTCCTAAAAGTGATGCCGGGTTTAGAGATGTTATAATTACCGCAGATACCAAAGAACTTATGAGAAAAATAAAAATGCTCAATCCATTTGGGCAATATATTTTTATGAAAAACGGTAAACGAATAAAAGGTCAGGCATTTACAAGGCGGCTATATGTGATATGTGATAGAATAGGAATTGGTGAACGTTCAATTCACAAGGCAAGAAAGACATATGCAACAAAGTTGATAGATGGAAATGTTCCAGAATCGGTAATAAAAACACAAATGGGGCATACAGATATCAGAACAACTCTCGATCATTACTATTTTAATAACAAGACAGAGAGTGAAATGCAGGAATATATTGCAAAAGCATTATCAATGTAAAAGGTAACACGAGGTAACACCTTTGGAGATAAAGAAATTCAGTATTTATGCGGGTTTGAGAGAATTGATACCGAGTTCGAATCTCCCTTCCGCTACTTTATTTTTGTTTAAGAAAACCTTGTGAAGCCTTGATTTTACTGAAAGAAAGGAGTTTTTGAATGGTGTCTTTTCTAAAGGTCAAAATCAAAGGTAACACTAAAGGTAACACGAACGGATGTATGGACGCTTAATGCGTTCTTTTTTTGTTGTATTTTTTGACGGCAAACTGTCGGAATCGTGACGGTTTTGCCGCCTTTTTTTATGCAAAAATATAATCAAAGGGAGGGATGGTGGTGTTTTCAGATGAAGTTCTTGAAAAAATTTTTGCCAGAAAAGAGTTACAGTCCTTGGACTTGTCAACGCAGTCGTCTATCATACACGCAATAGAAGATGTTTTAGAGGAGGTCAAACAGGATGAATATGAGCGGAGCATACCAGAATCCGATTTATAATCAGCAGATGCAGCAATACGGGCAGCAGTACGCATACAATCCGTATATGAATCAGCCACGCATTGATAATACACAAAATTATATGCAGGCACCGCAGCAAATTCAGCAGCAGATCCCGGTTCAAACTTTTGGCATAAATGGAAAAGTAGTTCCGGCGGTAGAAAACATCACTGCCAATGATGTGCCAATGGATGGCAGCGTTGCATTTTTCCCAAAACAGGATATGACAGAAATATACGCTAAAAGTTGGAACGCAGATGGCACAATTCGCACAATCGTTTTTAAGCCAGTTTCGCATGATACTGTTAGCAATTTATCGCATGATACTGAAAAATTGAAATTTGACCTATCAGACGAGTGCACAGGTGCATTTATGCAGAAGTTTGATGAACTTTTTGGGAAGATTGAACAGATAGAAAACCGATTAGATAAAATTCCAAGCAGTCAAAGAAAAACTTCACAGGTAAAAAAGGAGAGTGATCCAGAATGAATCCGGCACAATTATTGTTAAATCAAATGATGAATTCTCCGCAGGTTCAAAACAATCCTATGGCAAAAAATGCCATGCAAATGTATCAAAGCGGAGATACAGGTGGACTTAAGACAATGGCAGAGAATCTCTGTAAAGAAAGAGGAATTACGGTAGATGAAGCAAAACAGAAAGTTATGAGTATGTTTAATCATTAGTACATTTTGGGGTGCGCGCAAAATAACCGGTTATCCCATTTGTAAATAGATCAGATGGAGGTAAACAAAATGTTTAATGGAAATGCAATGCCTAGTCTTGCTGATATTGCAGCAGTGACAGGAAACGGAAGAAACAATGATGGTATGTGGGGCGGCGATGGCTGGTGGGCTATCATTATCTTCGCTATGATCTTTGGCTGGGGCGGCTTTGGCGGCAATGGCTGGGGAGGAAACGGAGGTATGGGAGCGACAGCATCTGCATACACCGACTCTGCAATTCAGCGTGGTTTTGACACGCAGGCTATCATCGGAAAGTTAGATGGTATCACAAATGGTCTCTGTGATGGATTTTACGCACAGAATACCGCCGTTATGAACGGTTTCCATGGTGTAGACAATGCAATCTGCAACCTTGGCTACCAGACACAGCAGGGATTTAATACCACAAACGTGACACTTATGCAGGCGCAGAATGCTTTACAGTCCCAGTTGGCTAATTGCTGCTGCGAGACCAGGGAAGCTATCCAGGGTGTGAACTACAATATGGCGCAGAACACTTGCGCATTACAGAACACCATGAACAGCAACACCAGAGACATTATCGACAGCCAGCAGGCAGGAACAAGGGCAATCCTTGATTACCTGTGTCAGGAAAAGATTTCTTCCTTACAGGCAGAAAATAATGACTTAAGAAGAGCCGCATCACAGGATCGCCAGTCTGCATTGCTCACTACCGCAATGTCAGCGCAGACACAGCAGATCATCAACGCTGTAAATCCGGCTGCAATCCCGGCATATGTTGTTCCAAATCCTAACGCTTATGCGTATGGCTGTGGATGCAACACAGGATGTAGCTGCTAAAAGTAGCTGCTACACAAAATTGAATAATTGAGTATCTTAATTGAGTTTAACTCGATTATGTCTGCTGTGCAGTATTGCTTATAAACACAAAGGGCAGACTATAATGTTTGCCCTTATTTTTGAAAGAGAGGTAAATAATTATGGCAGAATTTACAGGAATTGCAATTCAAACTGTCGCGCAGGGAGAAGATGTAGCATTTACAGAAACTCCGGTATGCGCAACAAAATGCATTGTTCATAGACAGGGAAGTGGCATTGTTAAATTAAGAGGACTTACAAATCAGTGCCGGGCAAGATTTTTGGTATCTTATTCCGGGAACATTCAAATTCCTACCGGTGGCACAGTTGAAGCTATTTCACTGGCTATTGCAATTGACGGAGAACCGTTGCAGTCAACTCGAATGATTGTTACACCGGCGGCAGTTGAAAACTTCTTTAACGTTTCGGCGCAGGCATATGTGGACGTTCCTCGCGGTTGTTGTGTTACGGTAGCGGTACAGAATACGTCTACGCAGGCAATCGAAGTTCAGAACAGCAATTTAATTGCAGTCCGGGAAGCGTAAGGAGGGCGGTTTTATGGATATTAAGAGAATGCACGAAATGATCGAAAAACTGTCTGAAAGCGCAGAGTGTGAGTTTGCAAAAGGTATCGAATGTGTAGATACAGAAGAGATGGGAAAAGTCACGGACATGCTTAAAGACCTTGCGGAAGCCATGTATTACCGGACGCTTACAAAATCAATGGACGAATCAGACCCAGAGCAGGTTCTTGATATGTTTGAGCGTTACGGAGACGGCAGACGGTATTATGACCGTTACCGGTATGCAGACGGAAGATTTGCGCCAAAGGGAAGAGGAACGCGGAGAGGATATGACGAACCTCCGTACTGGCACATGACACCAGAAATGTACCGGGAAATGGAACAAGACCGTGATATGGATCGTCACTCTGGCAGAATGTATTACACAGAACCTAAAATGGCATCAGATGGTGGAATGCGTGATCGCAGAGAGGGCAAAAGCGGAATGAGCCGCAGAAGCTACATGGAAAGCAAAGAGCTTCACAAAGGCAATACGCCAGAAGACAAGGATGCAAAGATGCATGACCTTGAAAGATACATGAAAGAGCTTTCGGAGGATATGGCGGAGCTTATCTCTGACATGACACCGGAAGAGCGCACGATGACAAAGAGCAAGCTGTCAACGCTTGTTTCCAAAATGTAATGGCAGGGGCAGAAATGCCCCTGTTTGTTTGGAGGGAAAATGTTTTTTATAAATGGTATTGAATGGAAAATAGAATTTGTTCACGGCGCAAGTCATAAATTAATGCGCTCTGATGGCTCTATTAGCCTTGCTGTGACTGATTGGAATGATAGGATAATATATGTTTCGGATAAACCAGAAAATGGCTATTTGCGCAAAATACTGGCTCATGAACTTTGTCATTGTTTTTGCTTTTCCTATAACATTCATATGCCGATTGAGCAGGAAGAGTATCTTGCGGACTGGATCAGCCTGTACGGTACTGATTTGATCTATCTTTTGGATGATCTGATGTCAAACATTGATTGGAGGGCAGCATAGTGGACAAAATAGATGAATTGCTGCGGTATATTCACAGAACAAACCCGGAAATGACAAGGGAAAAGCTGATAAATGAACTAAGCAGAAGTGATTACGCCGCACGTTCTTTGCTTTTCACAAAAGAAGTTGTTTGTCAAGAAGAAAAATAGTAAAATGTTTTTGGGGTGATAGTATTGTACAATGGATGTCATACATCTTTTGATGTTATGAAAGAATATATGATCTATGGAGCGGAGCTTGATGAAAAATATCAGATCCCGATTGTCCCGGCATGCAGCTTGGATTATTTGCCGGAGGACTCCATAGATTTTGGAGAGAGCTTTTCACAAAAGATAAAAGGGCATAGAAAATTAAATGTGAATTTTTATATTGACGATTCAAAGTTTCAAAGACTGTGGAATAACCCGGATAAATACATGGAACACTTGAAGTGTTTCCATTCGGTCTGTATGCCGGATTTTAGTATTGCTACAGGCGATTGTGGTATGCCGTTTGCTTTGAATCTATATAACGTGTACCGGAACCATGCGCTTGCACATTATATGCTGCTGAACGGGATCCGTGTTATACCGTCCGTAGGCATCCCGGACAAAGACAATTATGATCTTTGTTTTGCCGGGTACAGTAAGGGTGGTGTGATTGCTGTATGCACAAATGGAAGAGTGCGGGCAAAGGCAGCTCGGATTGAGTTTTGCGAGGGATTCAAAGTAATGACAGACAGGCTGCAACCGCATACAGTGTTGATCGTCGGGAAGATGCCGGATGAATTGAACACAGATGTAAAGATTGTAAATTACAAATCACGCAACCAGAAAGTGAATGAGGAATTTTCGAATGGGAACAAGAACAACAAAATCACAGAAAAAACAGAAACAGACTGATAGCCAGAGAAAGAGAAGAGAGCGAATTAGTCAAATTTCACAAGTTGTGAAATGACGCATAATAATTTACTGTGCATATTGTCTTTTCGCAGTTGGAATCTCATTTTTCAACTTTTGAATTTTTTCTTCTTGGAAAACGGCTCGATTTTGAGATCAGAAATCAGAATTTTCACACCCCGGCGGGCTGCCGGGATAGTGCACATCGCTGTGATCAGCAGGCCGGCATTGTCTGACATGCTGCCGGATGCCAACGCGGCAAGATGAACACAGTGTTTACAGGCTTGCAACGTCGTAAAAACGATTTACAGACGTTTCGCGTTGTAAATATATAAAAGCACTGCATAGCCTTGCGCAAGCCTTAAAATGGCTTATACGTGTTCACTTAAGCGCATTATATGACCGGGCGTATATCTTGTCAAGTTGCAATATATCCGGACACTGGAAAAAGCCGGGATGATTCCGGCTTAAAATTCCTCTATTTCCGCAGCATTTTGCTCCCATTCTGGAAGCGTTTTGAAAACTTCCCAAGCATCGTCGAACGTTTTAAAGTCCGTTCCTTTGCCGTCATTTCTGAAAAATCCATCTTCAACGCTATAAACACTTCCCATGCATGTGACTTGAAAAACTGTCTGTGCTCCGTTCGGATAAGTCATTTATAAATCCTCCTAAAAAAATAATATTCCCTTACGGGTAGAACCGCCGCCGGCAGTGATTCCGGCGTGCATTCTCTGCGGCGGCTAATTATAGATACAGTTCCATAAGTCCTACATTTTTATTTCTAACTAAGACAACACCCGGACGCGCCACGGAAACATATTGATTAACTATATTTTCTATTTTTTCAGGGTCATAATATGGCGCCAGTTTTTGGCGTGTGTATTCTTTCGCTTCTTCAAGTGTCATCATCTTCATAAAATCAACCATCCTTTCATCATGCGCCCTGTCTCATCGGTGCAGGTAGGGCAGTTCCTGCAGACGGCGGCAGCTTCCGCCGTTTCGACTTAATTTTTCATTGCGCAACCAGTCCAAGTTTTACAAATTGTACCGTTACAACTTATACCGCATTTTTTACAGCTATAACACATAGTATTTAAATCGTTATAATAAATGTTATATGCTTCTTGTCTTTCCGCCTGTCTAATTGCAAGAACGCGCTCAAATGCTCTTTTTACAGTCGGGAGAACAGCCGCGCCGCTTTTAATCGCCTTAGCAAGCACCGCCATTTCATCGGCTGTTTTATCGTAAATGTGTGAAATTATGTTATCAAATTCTTCTGCTGAAATATTAAGTTCTTTTAAATCCTGTTCGTACGTTCTCATGTTTACGCCTCCCTCTCAATTTCTACTTTATCAATTCTTCCGGCTTTCATTTCTTCGATGATCGCCTCCAGCTCGTCAAGGATATTTCCCTCTTCTGGTTGCTGAAAAGTGTAAGTATCATTTATCTTTCCCTCAATTTTAATTTTAGCTTTCATGATCGTTCCCTCCTGTTTTTGTGTTCTTTGTTTTCCTGTTGAGATTATAATACACAAAGATGTACTTTTAATCAATATGCAAAATACACAAAGATGTACTAACATAATATGCAAAATACACAAAGATGTACAAAACAATAAAGATTGACAATGAATACACAATGATGTATTATTCATTTATAATAGAAAAGAAAGGAGTACACCATATGACGGAGACAGTAGAAAAAAGAAAGAACGTTTATAGCGGGTCTATTTCATATAGAAGATTATGGGAGACACTGGAAAGAAGAGGGATTAAAAAAACAGACTTGAAAGATAAGGAGAAGTTTAATTTATCCCCAACACTGGTTAATCGTCTTGTAAAAAATCAAAATGTCAGTGTTGATACGATCATGTATTTATGCGATCGACTGAATTGTCAACCGTGTGATATTTTAGAGTATATAAAATAAATACACAAAAATGTATTTTATGTATTGACAAACAATACACAAAGGTGTATTATAATATTGTCGAAAGGCAATAGGCGAAAGCCGGAAAGGAGAAAAATGAGCGAAGATATGAGTGTATTTAAAAGTTACTTAAGAAGACTTTTGCAGGATCTGAAAGATTTAAAGGAAGTTTTAAAATCTAAGGATTATGAAAAAGCGGAAAAGATGGTCGATCAGCTGATCGATGATACTCAAAAAGGAATTGAAGACAATTAAAAGAAAGGGCTGGAGAAAATCCAGCCCGACACACAAAAACCATACCAAGTGAAATGTGTGCTATTTGAATATAGCACATCCAGAGAAGAAAGAAAAGAGGAAAAAGCTATGTTAAAGATTTTAAAAGAGTTAGGACAGATGGAAGGACATTTTGCAGTAGAAATTTTCAAGGTTGAAGAGTTAGGAATGATCGCAGTAGATCACGATACCAGTAACGGCGAGACAATGGAAGCATGGAAGTGTGACAGCACAGGCACGGCACTGGATAAAAACACACCAGGTTTTAGAGTAAAAGAGGTTCAGGAACCGACTTCATACGACGAGGATGGAGAACCGGATCAGTGGCAGCTTATAGGATTTGAGGTTGAATAATAAGATTTAGGCGGCTTGAAATACAGCCGTCTTTTTTGTGCAAAACGTAGAAATTCTTTGTTAGATTTTCACGAAATTTCAAGTATAATAATTTTATTACGGACAAGGTAAAATGATAGAATAGTATTAGTTTTGTTGCAATGCAACACCTCTGCAACAAATTGCAACATTTTTGCAACGTAGAGTAAGACACTAGAGTTAGAGAAAGAGTATATTCTCTCTTGTAATATTAAAAATATATATTATAAACAAAGCAGTATATTTATATAAATAATATATAATATACAGGCTTAAAATTTAATTTTAAAATATATCTTGACAAGAAAATGATAGAATGATATTGTTTTATTAAATTAAAAACGCATTCGGGCAACGGGCGGAGCTGATCCGTCGAGGTCCCGAAAGAAACGGACTTCATGCAGCCGGTACAGTCGAGATCATCATGATCTGATTGTATCAGTTGCATTTTTTATTTTAAGTATTCCAGTACTGGAGAGAGGAGATATATAACATGTCAGCAGTTGAAATGCAGGAAGTAAATAATACAGTTGATGTTTTTAAAGATGACATTGACATGTATATAAATCTCTGGATGGAAGAGAGGAATATAGAGGATTTATGCAAAATATCACAGAATAGATGGTATAACTGCTGTAAATATGTCTATGAGAATGTATTTAAAGTTAATCCAAAGTACTTAAAGGATGATAATAATATTAATAATGCCTATGATACAGATAAGGTTAACGAGGTATTAGATATATATATAGACCTGTGTAATGACTACGAGAAAGTAGTGAATATTGTTGGATTTACATTCTTTACCGGAATACACAGAGACACGTTAAACGGATGGGTTAATGGCGTTCAACTTGCCTCATCAGGTTCCGACATTTGCAAAAAACTTGACGAAATGCGTGAGGAAAGTTTGGTAGGTTTGCAAGTTTCCGGCAAAGGAAATCCAATGAACTACATGCCATCACTCAACAAGTATTGCGGCTTTAATATGCCGGGCGTAAGAGACCAGGGAGCCAGAGCAAGAGCATTGACAGCTTCGGAGCTCCCAAAACTGGGAGGCGGGAATTGTGCGAGATTGCCGGACAACTTTGACAATTCAAGCCCAGATAATGGTGAAATCGTGATAGACAATTCAAACAATTTAAAGCCCAGTGTTTAATGGTCTTAAGGCGCATTAAATCGTTGATACATTACGCAAAACAAGGGTTTTGCGAATAGTTGTAAAATACGAATGGAATTGAACGAACAATTCAAACAATTTATCAATGTTCAAAGCATGATTCTGCATGGAGGGGGAGGGGGTTTGATAGGTTGAGAAAATCAGCACTACTAAGTCCTTTAAATATCCTCAAAAACAAAAAGAGATTGGATGGAAAAGTATGAGAGTAGTATCACAAAGCAAAGACGTTTCGCTTGATTTTGACCGGACCGAATTTAGAACAAGCTATGAATGCATAAGCGCTACTTTTGATGGAAGAACTTTTGCCATTGGGAAATATGCTACACCAGAACGAGCAGCAGAAGTATTTATGGACATGCATAAAGCATATGCGCCTGTACAGGTAGTTTGCACAAATATGGACGAGAAACAAGTCTCTGCATTAGTTGCAGCATCACAAAATACACCGATTAGATGCGTCAAGATGGATGATCCAAGGATGGCAGCAACAGTATTTGATAACCTTGTTTACTATATGCCGGAGAAATAGATTGCTTGCATTGCTCGTTTGCCAAATGGTAAGGCACTGGGTTTTGATCCCAGCATTTATCGGTTCGAGTCCGGTACGGGCAGTTTTGAAAATGGAGGTAAATCATGTTGATTTTAAAAACAGTCATAACAACATTTGATGCCCTTGCGATTTTGACGTTTTTCTTGCTTGGAAGAGATAGCAGCAACGAAAAGGACGCTGTGGCAGTCTGGGGATCACTTATTGCATTGTTTCTTGTCAATATATTTGCAATGTGGAGATGATGATATGGTTTTGTATGACCCGATATTTGGTATTCGCTTCTTGCCGGAGATTTTAACTACGGTCGGAAGAATACATATAAGCAGAAAAAAACATGCGGGAGAAACCGACGTTCTGGATCTTGACAGTGACGCTGAGCACCAGTCTGAGAAGTCGGAGCATCCAGTATAGCTTAAGTCCACTGGCATTCGGTTTTTGCAAGAAAAAACTCGGCGTAAGCAATTATTCGGTGTTAGTGGACGTCGGCAAAATAAAAAGATCAAAAATACTATCATAAACGGCGCGCTATGCGCGCTGTGACGGAACGTAGCTCAGTTGGCAGAGCACTCGGCTTATATCCGAGCGGTCGCAGGTCCGATTCCTGCCGTTCCGATGGAGGAATGGGTTTAACGATCCATTCCGTAAATTCTCCTTCTTGGTGTTTTTCATGACACATCAATTTTGTATATCCGCTTAGTAAGGTGCTTTAATTAGAGGTATGAGCATGATTTTAAACTGTGTAAATTGTGGCGCACCAATTGAAAGTGACAAGAAAGCGTGCCCTTATTGCAAAACTCCATATGGTTTACGTACAAAGATAGAACTGGAACCATATATTGATTCAAACGGAAGGATTTGCAGACATGAACCGGAAATGATAGAAGTAACAACTTTGGAAGATTGTGAACATAGGTTTATTAGGAAGTAATTGAAATGTGTGATTTTTGCAATGGGAAAGAATCATATAAAACTGCATATGGAGAATTTAAAATCAAAAAATTGGGCTATATAAATGTTATTCAATGCCATATTGATAAATGTCCACAGTATGCTAAATGTTGTAGCAATGGAATGAACGTAGCGATAGCAATGGAAATTGAATTTTGCCCGATGTGTGGTAGAAAGTTGGTGGAAGAATGAGTAATATACATAAATTCAAAGTAGAACCAATAGAAGGACACCAGGCATGTGCTAAAGTTACAGTTGATGGCGAACAGTGCTTATGCAGTTCGTATAAAATAGAACATTATGCTGGAAGCCTTCCAATGGTCAATATAAACCTTATTGCCGATGTGAAATATGAGCAAGATGTAGAAATTAACATTGTAAACTTGCATGAAATAGCTTCGCTGATGGACAAGAAAACATTCAAGGAATTTTGCAGAGTTTGGGAGGATATTCACGATGAAGCATAGCAAAGAATGGTACACTTGCGACATGTGTGGTGCAGAAATTAAAAAAGGAATATTGTGCGGAAATTCGATTACAAAAAATGGTATTTTAAATGTCACATACGACTTGTGCTATAAATGCATGGAAGATTTTGAAAGGTTTATGAAAAATGATTGTAAATATCAATAACAGCACATACGAGATGAACAGCAAACAGTATAAAGCAGTCCTTGATACGGCGAGCAAAGCTGTTACCTGCGGCATATACGCTGTGGAAAAGAACAAGGTAGCAATCATGCTTCGAGAGGAATATAAAAGCAAGGAAGAACTGAAACAGGCAGTTGGTAATTATACGGCGAAAGGGTTTAAGGTGCATTGGAAATGAAAAAAACACGTTCAAAAATTATAATCAAAACTAGAAAAGGCGGTTACACAAAGATTTATGCTAACGGAAAATGGCAAAAGGGAGTGTATAATATTGATTTCCATGCTGACTGCACGCCATTGAGATATCCGTACATAAAAGTTTCATGCGAATTTGACAAAAATAAGACTGATAAAAACGGTTCGGTTATTTACGACCCGGAAAAAGAAGAAATTGCAAAAGAACACGTAGTTGCAAGAATTTAGAAGGAGATTTTATGAAGAAGCTATTTGTAAGCGTGCCAATGAAAGGCAGAACAGAGGAAGAAATCAAAGCAAGTATTCAAAAGATGAAGAAGATTGCTGAAATCTACGAGGGTGAGGAATTGAAGCTTATCGACAGTTATACTAAGAGTACCCCACCTAAAGATAGTAAAGAAGATGTATGGTACTTGGGCGAGAACCTTAAGAAACTGGCACGGGCTGATGTATTTATTGGAATATGCGAGAGCTACGATTGGAACGGCTGTAGCATTGAAAGAGAAACAGCAGAAAAATATGGCATTAAAGCATATATGATTCCGGTAAGGTATGTAATTGATGATTATAATGCACTTATGTACAAATTACATCCGGCTTGCGGTGATGCAATGCCAACAATCTAACAATATATTTACCGGCCAACAAATGGAGTTAGTCGCTAACCAACAAAAATTATTGGCAGAGGTCTTAATGCACTTCTGCTTTTTTGCGGAGGTGCTTTTCTTTTGGCAAGTTCAAGTCTAATTTCCACAGTAAATGGATATGAAAATTACATACAGGTGCATGGCGTTGATGAACAGGTTATGGATGCCATGGAAGAAGCGGCAAGGGTAGCCATTCTGACAGAAAAGGATGTTGATTATGGATTGAAAGTTTCTTCCAGGGCAAAGCAACTGGCAGAACAGTTTATTTTTCAATCCACTGGCGGTACACCGTGGGATTTAGAGAAATATTCATTCCAAAACAAGGTATCTTATGAAATTCTGGACAAATACTACGGAATTTTGCTTTTAGAAGCGCAAAACAAAGTTTTGGATAGTGCTTTCCAGTATTTGGAGAAGAAGAGAGAGCCTAAAGAGCGGTTTTACATGCCAAGAAGAAATCAATTTCTCAAAATAGGTCTTACACAGGCTTTGCAAGGCATGATTGATGATAAATATGACATTCTTTGCGTGTCTCTTGTTCCGGGAGCAGGCAAAACAACGGTCGAAAAAATGTTTCACGCACTTGTTGCCGGATGGTTTCCGAGAGATTTCAGCCTTTTTTATTCGCACAGCGGAGATATTACCAGAATGTACTATGACGGTGTGTACGATATCGTTACAAATACGGAAGAATATACATGGAATGAAATTTTTCCAGATCTTTCCGTGACGAGCACAAACGCAAAGATGGAGCAATTTAATGTCGGGAAGTACAAATCGTTTCCATCCGTACAATGTACGTCTGTTGGTAGTAAGAATGCAGGTAAAGTAAGGGCTTCTAAGTTTTTACTGGTTGACGATATGATCGGCGGCATTGAAGAAGCAATGAATCCCATTATCCTTGATAAATTGTGGGATAAATACGCTGTAGATGCCAGACAGAGAAAGATACAGGACACGGACGGTAAGAACTGCAAGGAAATACATATTGCCACAAGATGGAGCGTACACGACGTCATAGGGCGCATCCAAAATATGTACGAGGGAAATCCGAGAGTAAAGGTTATTGCGGTACCGGATGTAGACCCAGTTACAGGAGAAAGCAACTTTGACTATGAATTTTCTGGGTTTACGAAAGAATTTTTTGAAGACCAGCAATTATTGATGGACGACATATCATATCGCTGTCTCTACAAACAGGAGCCGATTGAGCGAGAGGGATTGCTGTTTCCGGAAGATAAAATACGCCGGTATCTTAATTTGCCGCATGGAAAGCCAGAAATTGTAACCGGTCAATGCGATACAAAGGGAAAAGGAACGGATTACTTTGTTTTGCCGGTATTGCAAAAATACGGAGAGGATTACTACTGTGTAGATTGTGTTTGCGATAACACGGCAGATTATGAGATGCAGTATGAAAATGCAGCAAATGTTTTGACAAACAACAAAGTGCAGGAATGTGAATTTGAGAGAAACGCCGGCGGAGACCGTGTCGCAATGGAAGTAAACAAGCGAGTGGAAGCCAAAGGATGGATATGCAATATCACAGATACACCGACGGAGACAAATAAGGAAGCAAGGATTTTTCAGTGCTCAAACTGGATATTGCAGCACGTTATATTTAAAGACCCATCATCATATAAGCCGAATGAGCCATACGGAGTAATGATGTCTCTTCTTAAGAGATATTCAGTATCCGGTAAAAAGCAGTTGGATGATGTGCCAGATGTATTTTCAAACTTTGCGCTTAGAGTGACAAATGGAAATAACGTAGCCAAAGTAGAAGCAGCAGTAAATCCGTTTAGGAGGTATTGATATGGTAAACAAAGATATTTTAAATCAATACTTAGATTTAAGAGAAGAAGTAAAAGAAGTAAGGAATAAAATTGAAAAGCTTGAAAAATACATAGAAAAAATTGAGCAGGAAGGAACGGTTATTGATAGCGTTTCTGGCGGAAATGGTGGAAACCAACATTTTAAAATAGAAGGAATACCATTGCCAGAATATAGGCACAAAAAAACCTTGTTATATTCCAGAAAAACCACCCTCGAAATTTTGGAAAACGAACTTCTTGAAAAAACAAATGAAGTAGAAGAGTTTATTGCAAATATAAAAGATAGCAGAATTAGAAGAATAATTAACCTTAGATTTTTAGAAAATCAATCTTGGAATAAGGTTGCCGACCAAATAGGAGGCAATAACACAGAAGACAGCGTGAGAAAAGCGTTCGATAGATTTATGAAAGAGTAAAGTTGTCCGATATGTCCGGTTTTTTTCTGATATAGTTATAATCGAAGAAGTCAACAAATAGTTGAACACTTTACCATCCCCCATTGAAAGAGCATCGAAGAGAAATCTCCGGTGCTTTTTCTTTTGAAAAGAAAAGAGGATTTTATGGTATATACACCAAAAACAATATATTGCCCGCGTTGCGGAAGAAAAGTTGCCACACACGATGGGCGTTCAACAATGAACATTTCTGTGGAATGTAGGAAATGCCACAAGAAAGTTGTTTTTTATCCGGAGAATGGAAAGACGAAATTAAAATCTCTTACAATCCGGTCAACATCCAGTGGGATGACGTTTATTTAGGAGCCAATTATGAATAATAAATCTCTCCAAGACCTTGTTAAGGGATGTTATGGGCGAAAAATTTTATATACTGATGTTGAAACTATCACAAAAGACAATATTGTCAAGGTGGTTGGAGACTGCATCGGAAATTATTATTACAACAAAACCATCATAGAATACCTATGGCGGTATTACAAAGGAGATCAGCCGATTTTATACCGATTAAAGGTACAAAATGCTGATATTACAAACAAAATAGTAGAAAATCATGCGTATGAGATTGTTCAGTTCAAAGTAGGACAGACATATGGCGAGCCAATACAGTTTATCAGTCGAAAAGATGATGATGAGATTAATCGGGCAGTGGATGCGCTGAATGACTATCTTGTGGATGCGAATAAACAGGAAAAAGACATTAAAGCAGGAGAGTGGCAGTCAGCAACCGGAACATCTTTTAAGGCGGTAAGATTTGCAAATGGAGAAATACCATTTCAAATTGTTGCGCCTACTCCAATGAATACGTGTGTTATTTATAATCGGAGCACGGAAGAACCGGTGGTTGCGGTGCAGGAGCTTAAAGACGAAGATGGAAGATGGTACAAACTGTGCTATACGGACAACTATTCATGTAAACTTCAAAACGGAGTAGTTTCTGAATGGAAATTGCATGCATTTGGAAGTATACCTATTGTTGAGTTTCCAAATAATCATGAGAGAATTTCTGATATTGAGCTTGTCATAGGTATTTTGGATGCCATAAACAATATGCAGTCAAACAGAATGGATGGAATTGAGCAGTTTGTTCAGTACTGGGTTAAGTTTGTGAACTGTGAAATCGACCAAAAAACGTTTGAAGAGATGAAAATGAGCCATGCTTTGACGGTAAAGTCCAATAACAAGGATAACAAAGCCGATGTTGAGATTATGACGCAGGAACTAAATCAGAGCCAGTGTCAGGTGGCAAAAGATGATTTGTGGGACAATGCCTTGGCAATATTAGCAATACCAAACAGAGAGTCCCAAAACTCTGGAGGAGATACACAAGGAGCAGTATCATTAAGGGCTGGATGGGATTTTTCAAAGACAAGAGCAAAATTAAAAGACCCAATTGTGAAATCGGCAGAGAAGAGACTTGCAAAAGTTGTCTTAAATGTAATACGCGTTAAGGACAATGATTTGAAATTGTCAATGAGGGATTTTGATGTGCAAATCAATCATAGCCCGCAAGACAATATGTATACGAAGTCACAAACACTGTATCAGTTATTGGAGTGCGGAATACATCCTCTTATTGCAATTAAAACGGTCGGACTCTGGGGAGATGCTGAAAAGACATTTCTCTTGTCTAAGCCATACATGGATGCTTTATGGAAAACCATTGATGATGCAGAAGAGCAGGAACAAAAAGCACAGGAAATTGTAAACCAATTAAATAAACAGCAAAATAAGACAGCTACCGAGTAATCGGTGGCTGTTTTTATTTTATAAAAATTCGCAAAGTTGTGAGCGTAAAAATCAACTGTGTCATTCGGTGTCGTTGCACCGCAAAAATTCGTAAAGACATATCGGAGGTAATCAATGAAAAGAGAAGAGTTAATTGCAATGGGTATCAGTGAGGAAAATGTTGAAAAAATCATTGCTGATTACGGCAGTGCCGTACAGAGAGAACAGGCAAAAGCAGCAGAGCTTAAGGCAAAGGCAGACAGCGCAGATGAGTTGCAGAAAAAGCTGGATGAAATGGAAGCAGGAAACCTCACGGAACTTGAAAAAGCAAACAAGGCGTTAGAGACAGCAAATCAGCAGATTGCAGATATGCAGAAGAAAAACGCCATTAGAGACCAGCGCGAAGCATTGATGGAAAAGTTAAAAATCAATGCAGAGCAGGCAAAATCCGTTGTCAAGGATAATGGAAGCCTTGATTATGACGCTCTTGGAAAGATTACAGCCGAAAAGGAAACCGCGGCAGCGCAGGCAAAGGAACAGGAGATTGCGAATAATTCTGCAAATCCGGGCGGCGGTAATAGTAACCAGAATTTAGAGAAAAAGACAGAAGCGGAAAAAATAGCCACAAGTCTTATCTCGGGCAATTCAAAAAGCCAAAACAGCGATGTTTTGTCACATTATTTAGGAGGTAATTAAAAATGTCAAACATGCAATATGAACAGATTTCATATGCCGGAAACGTTCAAATCTTAAAAAGACTGCCTAACGAAGCAATTCCAATGACACTTGATTTTACAGATGTTGTTGAAAAGACGGCTGACGGCAGAAAGATTGTAAAGGCTGGCACACCAATCGGAAAAAATGGAAAGGCAGACAACACGGCAACGGTCGTAGGCATTTTGAGATACGATGTTACAGAAGACAGACCGCAGGGTGTGCTTTTAAAGAAAGCATATATAAATAAAAACGTGGCTGAAAAGCATTCCGGCGTTACATATGACGCAGGCGTTTCTACAGCGCTTCCAATGATTGTATTTGAATAATTTAGGAGGTATATAGATGTTAATTAATGAAGTGTTAAACAGTAAGTCTATTGCGCTTACAACAACAGAAGAAGCAAGTAATCAAATCCCATACCTCGGATTAAATTGGTTTCCGGAAAGAAAGAAACAGGGGCTTGATTTAAGCTGGATTAAGACACATAAAGGGCTTCCGGTATCACTTGCACCGTCAAATTTTGACACAATTCCAACGCTTAGGGCAAGAGAGGGGTTAAGCAAAGAAAAAACACAAATGGCGTTTTTCCGTGAAGGTATGGAAGTCGGCGAAGAAGAAATGCTTGAAATTGAACGTATTAGTTCTACAGATGACCCGTATCTTGCAAGTGCCTTATCAAGCGTGTATGACGATACTAACAACCTTGTGAGCGGCGCAGAAGTTGTGCCGGAACGCATGAGAATGTCACTTCTTGCTACAGAAGCAGGACACCCGGTTATTGCTATTGAAAGTGACGGTGTACAGTACGCATATGATTACGACAAAGACGGTTCATATGCAAAAGACCATTATGCAAAGCTTGAGGACACAAGCATGTGGAGTGACACAGTAAACTCCAAGCCGCTTACTGACCTCAACAACGCTCGAAAAAAGTTACAGAAGAAAGGCAAGATTGCTAAATACGCGCTTATGAACACCAATACATTCCAGTATTTGCTTGAAAATGCACAGATTAGAAATTCAATTCTTGCGCAGAATCTCACGGCAACAATTGAGGTTGATGACGACACGGTAATTTCAGTTGTTCAGAAGCGCACAAAGCTTACAATCGTTTTGTATGACAAAATGTATATGGACGAAGCTAAAAAGGAGCATTATTTTTATCCTGACAACAAAGTAACACTGTTACCGGAAGGAAAACTTGGAAGTACATGGTTTGGAACGACACCAGAGGAAAGAACTGCAAGACAGGTCGCTGACGTTGATGTGACAACATACGGGACAGGAATCACAGTCGCTACAAAGGTTGAGTATGGTCCGCCAATGAAAATGTCAGTATTTGCTTCCGAGGTAGTATTGCCGTCTTACGAAAATATGGATAGCACATTTGTACTTGAGGTTCATCATGATTAATCGGAGGTAGCATATGAAATATCCATATATCGTTATTAAAAACGGGAAATGGTATGAGGCAGGTGAAGAAGTCCCGGACACTGTTTCGGGAGAGAAATCTTCCGGAGGGTACACCAAGACAGAGATTAACAGAATGAGCACTGCTGATTTACAGGCACTTGCCGCTGAACATGGGATCGAGGGTGCAGAAGAAATCAGTGGAGCGGAACTGAAACGCATTTTGATCGAGCAGTTCGGATTATAGGTAGGGAAGAATGGACGAATATACAACATTAGAGCAGGTCAAAATCAGACTGAAACAATTTCATATTGAAACCGTTACGGATGAAGATGGTGTTACTTCTGATGTTGTCGTGTTCGACCAGAAAGAAGATAATCCTTACATTGAACAGCTTATCAAGCAGGCAAGAAATGAAGTGGTAAGCAAGCGGAATTACCCGAAAAGCTACACGGATGAAAAAATATCCGAAGACTTGAAACAGTTTGAGGATGTAATCGTCAATTTATCCGTGTACGACCATTCACAGGCAGGAGAAGCATATATGGCAAGTTATTCAGAAAACGGCGTAAGCCGTAGCTGGAAAGACAGGGAAAGCTTGTTCGTAGGGGTATTCCCGTTTGTAAAATCTTTGTGACCTATCTGCCATGAGTAGAAAAGGAATCTGTTTTTTGCAAAGCAATTATCAGTTTTTTAGAAGATTGTGCGTTACGTTTTGTCGACGTCGACAAAACGTAGCAGGCGGCACACATTGAGCGGTGGTGGGCGGTGTGCCATAAAAATGAAAGGCGGTATATGATTTGACGATTGAAATATCAACAGCAATCATTATAAGCGTGCTGTCGCTTGGTTTTTCCGTCTTTATGGGCTTGAAGAGCAACAAAAGGACAGACAACACGGATCTTGAAGAGCGCGTGCGGGAGAACACACGCATTAACATGAAGTTGGATGCCATTTCAAACAACACAACCGAGATCAAGAATGAAGTTTCGGAGATGAGAAAAGAAATAAATTCTCACGACAACAGAATTATAAAGGTTGAAGAAAGTGTGAAATCGGCGCATCACAGAATTGACGGGATAGAAACCCGTCTTAATGATGAAAAGGAGGTTTAATCATGGATATTATACAGTCTGTAATTGCAAATATGACAATTATTCTGGCAATCATTGGTGCGCTGGCATTTGTTGTGTCTGTGGTAACACAGGTAATCAAAGGTGTAGGCGTATTTTCTAAGATTCCAACGGACATTTTGGTATTTGTTCTTTCTATCGGAATCACGGTCGCTGCGTTTGTGGCATACATGCAGTACATCCAGACATCAATTTTATGGTATATGATCTTGGCAGCTATTATTGCAGGATTTATTGTTGCGTTTGTCGCAATGTATGGATGGGAAAAGCTTTCTGAGCTGTGGAAACGGTTCGGCAAGGATGTGAAGTGAAATGCTTGAGATCAATAAGCAAAAAATGAGTTATTCGCAGCAAAGCGGCAAGGTGCCGGTATATGTGACGGATGATGATGGTAACATCGAATATTCTTCGTACACGGATTCTGATGGTAATGTAATTTATTACCTCGATAAAGATGGAAACAAAATACCGAAAACAACCGGAGAGTATACCACAGGTTACGAGAAGCCTGTGGTTTTTTATTCTTCAATCAGCAATAAGTTGAGTGAAGCACTTATAAAAGAGTTTGGCGTTGACAATTCCACAAACTTTGTTCAAATTGTCGAGGACAAAGGGAAACTTCCATTGAACGTCGGTTCTTTGGTATGGAAACGGTCAGATGTAAGGTACAAAGATGAAGAGAATACAATCGTTGACGAAAATTCGGCTGATTACATCGTAAAAGGTGTTGCAGACGAGGGATTGACGGTTGATTTGTTCTTATTGCAAAAAAATGTGAAGTAGGTGCGGCATGGGGAAGAAAGTAATCACAATGAGCCTGTCTGAAAAGTCTATTCAGAATGCAATACAAGAGCTTAGAGCCTATCAAAACAGCTTAACATATAAATGTCAGCTATTGGCAGAAAAACTCGCGGAAAAGGGCGTAGAGATTGCCAGAGTGCAAATTGCTGACCTTGACGCAATATTTACATCGGAACTGATTTCAAGTGTTCATGCGGAATATGAAGGAAGCACTAAGGGCGGCGGGATATGGGCGGTAATAGCCGGTACAGACCACGCCGCATTTGTTGAGTTTGGAACCGGAATTGTGGGACAGCAAAGCCATTATCCGGGGAAACTGCCAGAGGGTGTTTCGTGGCAGTATGCAAGTGGAAAAACTATCCATCAGATTTCAGATGGAAGATATGGATGGTTTTATCAGGACGACAATGGCGATTGGTGGTTTACAGAGGGAATGCCAAGCCGACCATTTATGTATCTGACCGCAAATGAGTTGCGGCAGATTGTTACACAGACAGCGAAGGAGGTGTTTAAATAATGGCAGGCAACCAGTGGGTATTTGATCTTGAAACAAACATTTTTTCCAATGTTGTAACGATTGCCAAACCAAAACTCCAGAAGAAATACAAAAGCATGAATTTTGACACTGCATTTACAACGGTTGAAAAAAACCTTGATAAAGACCCTGTTTTCCCGACTATTTACATCCATGAGATGCCGGGGCTTGAACGTGGGGCAGATTTAGAGGGCACATCCGTAAATGCGGTGCAGGAAACAATACAGGTTGACGTCATTACAAACACAAAGCAGAGTGATGCAAAAGGGATCATGGCTATTTTATCTGATGCCTTTAAGCAGATGCGATTTCAAATTACAGCAATGCCGGAGTTTAAAAACGACAGCGAAAAAAATTTTAGAAGCGTTGCAAGGTTCCGGAGGATAATCGGAGCCAACGACAGATTGATGTAAAAGAGCCGAAAGGCTCTATTTTTTATGCACCGGGCGCAAATAGATGCGTCTGATAACCGCATTATTTGGCGGTAGAAAGAGAGGTAAAAATGGCAGCAGGATTGTCTACGTTAGGCATTACGTTTGGCTATGGAACAGAAACAACAGCTGGGACAAAGCCTACATCATTTAAACAGCTTACAAGAATTAACGCAATCGGCGGTATCAACATTGAGCCGGAACAGATTGACGCATCTGCATTAGAAGATGCTATTACCAGATATGTAAAGGGGCGCGCAGATACCGGTGGCTCTTTCACTATCACGGTAAACCTTACAGATGCCACAAAGGAAGAGTGGGAAGCACTTATCACAGCGTACAAGGCGCTTGCCGGCGGGAAAAGAATGTGGTTTGAAACGATTATCCCGGGATTTACCGAAGCGTTTTTTGTTGTGGCTCAGCCGCCAGAGCAGATTCCACAGCCGGAGATTGGTCAGAACGAACTTTTGACGGTTGAAATGAATCTTACCATTGAAGAATACAAGGGCATGGACACCGCTGTAGCTTTTACACCGGGGGAATAACACGTCAGTCGAATAGTTCGGTTGGATCGGCTGACGATAACCAGACAACCGAGCCAGAGCTTGAAGAAACAATTTAAAAGAACAGGGCGGTCTTCGGACTGCCCTTTCCCTATATGAGAGGGAGAAAGGGAAAGAAAATGACAAAATTAAAATTTGGCGAGAAAGAATTACAGATCAAGTTTGGATATGAAGCAACCGTGAAAAGCGGAATTATCAAGAAAGTAGCAAAATTAGACCAGATGGAAGATATCGAAGCGGTTGACGAAATCCTTTTATTTCTTCCAGAGTTAATCCTTGTAGGCGCGCAGAAGTTTCACAAAGAGGAACTTGGATACAATCCGGACAATGAGGGAGAAAAGGAACAGCAGCTTGGAAAAGTATATGCCATGCTGGATGATTACTTTGACGGAGAAGATGCAGATGTTCAGGTACTTTACAATGCACTTTTAGCGGAGCTGCTTGAAAACGGTTTTTTATCAAAACTGCTCAAAGCAGAGCAGAAAGAAGCGGAGAAGAAAACTCCGAGGAAAAAGTAGAAGAACAGAGAGAACTTACATGGGGAACATATTGTGCGGAAATCCGCCCGTTTTGGCTGTTAGTAACCAAGGGATATGGATTTACTGTACATGACATAGACATGTCGTGCCCGGCTGACTTACAGCCATATGCAGATGCATACAGCTTGGAGAGAAAACAGCGGGATAATGAAATGTGGATGTGGTTTGGAACATACGGATTGTCTGCGGTATCGGTGGCAGTAGAACATTGCCTTGCCGGACGAAAAGCAAGATCAAAGTATATTAAAAAACCAATCAATGAGCAACAAGGGAAAGATGATTCAGAAATGACGGAAGAAGAAATTAAGAAACAGAGAGAGCTATTTGTGGCAAAGCTCAAAATTATGCAGTCAAACTATGAGTTGAGCCATCCAAAACCAGAAAAGAACTTGGAGGTATAAATATGTCAATTAGAATTGGATCTGCAAGACATGATGAAAATGGGAAATTGACCGGTGGGAGACCGGGAGATCAGACCGGAACAGAAGTAAGTATGCAAAACTTTTATGTTCATAAAAAAGGATGGTATGTGTTAAGGCCAAAAACAAAAGATATGTCGGATAAACTGGCAGAATCAATGATTACAGCGTGCAATAATGATAATATTGGCTACTGTCAGGGACACCGGCTTGGAATTGTCAAATATGGTATTAATTCAAAAGTAAAAACAGAAGCAGATTGCGGCACAACGGTACGTGCATGCATTATTCATGCAACTGGAAAAGATGTTGGAAATTTCACCACAGCAAATGAAAAATCTGTACTTCTTTCTAGTGGCATGTTTGATGACATTGGAGGTTATGCGGCAGGAATGGTTCTTTACAACGGAGATGTTATTGTCACAAAAACAAAAGGTCATACAGCGATTGTGACAAGCGGAAACCCTAGAAAAAATGTAAAAGATCATTTAAACCCATACCCGGAACCTGCAAGGATTTTAAAGAAAAAATTCCCTTGCATGAGAGGGGATGATGTGAGATGGCTTCAGACGGAGCTTATTTATCACGGATGCCTAGATGAAAAAGATAAAAAGGGAAACAGTAATGTGGACGGTATTCTTGGAAATGATACGGCGACCGGTATTGGAACATTCCAGAAAAAAGTCGGAATTACAGTAGATAAGAAATGTGGACCGGTTACAAGAGAAAAATTAAAAGAGTAGATCAAGGACGGTAAGGTGTCACAGCCTACCGTCTTTTTATTTTGCATAGAAAGTTGGTGCATATATGGCAGACATTGATGAATTACAAATAAAAATCAAAGCTGACTCTGCAAAAGCAAGTAATTCCATAGAAAGCCTTGTAAACAGCATGAATAGGCTCCGGGAAAGCATATCGTTTGACACTGCAAAACTTTCAAATATTGCAAGCGGAATCAGAAGCATTTCCGATGCGGCTACCGGGTTCAAAGGTGGTAAATCTTCGGAAATCACATCAATGGTGCGGGCACTCAATAAATTTTCTGGTGTTGATGCAAATTCTATCCACGGAATATCTTCTGCTGTGAGAGATCTTGCATCTGGAATAGCAAGTGTTAAGGCTGTTGATACAAGCGGACTCATAAGCATGGTGTCTGCGTTGTCAAAAATCGGTGGCAAGGCATCTACACAGGCGACAAAGAATCTGCCGGCTTTATCTGCGCAGTTACAAAACTTTGTACGCCAGATGAACAAGATAGGTGCATTGAATTTTGATATGACCAATATGAGCAATCTTGTAACGTCCATATCAAGGCTTGGAAGCGTTGCAAGCGGTCGTGCGGTAACTAATATACCTTTGCTTGCTGACAATCTCAAATACCTGTTTGAGACGCTTTCAAAAGCACCAAATGTAAGCGCAAATATTTTACAAATGACACAGGCACTTGGAAATCTTTCAAACAGATCTGGCGGTGCAATTTCCGGATTAAATACCAGCATCAGTAGCCTTTCCGGTTCTTTCCTTGGATTTAAGACATCCACAGGGAAAGCATTGATCGGACTCAAGTCATTCACAAGACAGATTTTGTCCTCTATGGGGATTTATCTTGGTCTGTACGGAGCGATCAGGGGAATAAAAAATGCAATCGACATATCATCCACATTAACAGAGGTTCAGAACGTTGTTGATGTTACTTTTGGGGACATGTCAAAGAAAGTCAATGAGTTTGCGCAGGACTCTATACGTCAGTTCGGTATGTCAGAATTGACACTGAAACAGACGGCAAGCCGATTCCAAGCAATGGGAACAGCCATGGGAATTGACAGCAGTTTGATAAAGAAAGCCAATGAGTTTTTGAATAAGCAGACAGATGGCTATATTGGTTTGTCTGATTCCATGGCTGATGTGTCTTTGAATTTAACAAAATTAACTGCTGATATGGCATCTCTGTATAACATAGATCAGGATGTTGTGTCGCAGGATTTAGCTGCAATATTTACCGGACAGACACGCCCATTAAGAGATTACGGTCTTGATCTTACACAGGCAACCCTTAAAGAGTGGGCGATGAAACAGGGATTAGATTCTGATATTGCGTCTATGTCACAGGCTGAAAAGACAATGCTCCGGTATCAGTATGTGCTTGCCAATACGCAGACAGCGCAGGGAGACTTTGCACGTACGGCTGATTCGTGGGCGAACCAGATAAGAATTTTAAAACAGTCGTTTGAACAGCTTGGCAGTGTTATTGGTGGAGCATTAATCAATGCTTTTAAACCATTCGTAAAAGCACTCAATTCCGTTTTACTGGTTGTTATCAGCTTTGTTACAAAGGTTACAAACGCTTTAGGCGCAATCTTCGGATGGAAATATGAGGATTCCGGCGCAGGTCTTGCAGATAGTTTTTCAGATGCGGCAGAGAGCGCAGGCGATGTTGCTGACAATACCGGACAGGCGGCAAAGAACATCGACAAGATGAATAAGGGCGTCCGTCAGTTTGATGAATTGAAACTGATTACCACAAATGATGGTTCTGGTAAAAAAGGTTCGGGCGGTTCCGGCGGCGGTGGCGCATCAGGCGGTGCCAGTGGCGGTAAACTTGTCAAGACAGATACTATTTTTAAAAATTACGAAAGTGATATTAAAAATCTGAAACAACTTGGAAAATACATCAGTGATGCCTTATCAAAAGCTATGGAGTCTATCAACTGGGATAAGATTTATTCCAAGGCAAGAAATTTCGGCAAAGGCTTGGCAGATTTCCTTAATGGCCTTATTAATCCGAGACTGTTCGGGAATGTCGGAAAAACGATTGCAGGGGCATTGAATACTACATTGGAGTTTTTAAATTCTTTTGGAACGAGATTTAACTGGAAGAATTTTGGAAATTCTATTGCAGCAGGGATTAATAAATTTTTCAAAACTTTCAAGTTTACTCTTTTGGCAAGAACATTGAATACATGGGCGAAAGGTTTGCTTGATGCAATGATTTCTGCTATTGATGGAGTGAATTGGTATAGGATTGGAAAGAAAATCGGAGAGTTCCTGTCTGATATAGATTGGCTTGGCATATGTGGAAAAATTGCGCAGGTAATTTGGAAAGCTATAAATGCTGGGCTAAGCACATGGTCTGGTATATTTTCTGCTGCACCAATAGAAGCAACCATTCTTGGAGTAATTGCAGCAATAAAAATATCAACCATTACGTTATCAGCATTAGACAATATTAAGACAAAGATTTTGGCAATAAAAGATACTCTTTTGAATTTTGCAGCTACTGTCGTTGCGCATCCTTATTTAGCAATAGCAGCGGCGATCGCAGCAATAGGGTTAGCTGTATATAATTTCCATAAAAGTTGGCAAAAAGAGATTGCAGATCAGTTTTTGGAGTTTGAGGAAGAAATAGGATCAAATAACCAGAAAATGGAAGATGCCGCACAAAATCTAAGAGATTTAGCTGACACTACAAAGGATTTAACATCTAAATCCGAAGCAAGTGCAGATCAGCTTCAACAGCTTGCAGATTCATATTTCGAACTTGCAGACAAGACGAGCTTAACAGCAGCAGATCAAGAAACATTAAAAACGAGAGCACAACAGCTTATTGATATTTGTCCAGAATTAGCAAATCAGATTGATATGACTACTGGAAAATATACAGCACAAAAGGAAGAACTTCTAAAGACCATAGAAGCGCAGAAAGAATATTATAGAGTTGCAGGATATAAAGATGTTGTAGAGCAGTACAGTAAGGCACTTGCGGAAGCTAATGTCGAGTTGGAAGTATCAGAGCAGAACTACAAAAAAAATAAAACAGAGTTAGATAAACTCAATAAAATAATTTCTGATATAGGTGCAACAGAGGACTGGAATGATTGGTGGAAGCGAAATGCAGACGCTTTAAAAGCAAATGGCATAGAAGCAAAAAATGCAAGCGATGCACATGATGAACTTGTAAAGAAAATGGTTTTCTTAGAAGATGAACAGTCCAAAATAACAGAAACACAAAAGACGCTTAGAGATGAGGTTGAAAAAGCTACAACATCTTACAATACTGCAAATGATATGCTTGAACAACATACGCAGAAATACAATAAATTGTCTGATGCCGTAGATAAGATTAACTTTGGACAAATTGCATTGAACGCATCAAAAGCAATAGATGATCTTGGCGGAATATTTGTCAATGGTAAGCAGGTAATCGGAAAAGAAGCAGTAGAATTATATCAAACAATTATTGATTCCTATGGAACGACAGACCAAGATATGTATAACCTTGGGGAAAAAGGAATGGTACAATTTGGTGTTGGCGGAGTTGCAGGAACGAAAGAAGCAATACCAACATTGACCGCAGAACTAGAAAATGAAATAACAACATGGTATAACGACAGAGGATACAATGTAGCAATAGAAGGCGGAAAAGTAATTGTTAAAGGATTTTCGGATGGTGGTGTAGCCCAGTCTCAAAGTGCAGTCGATACAGTTACCGGAGAAATTACACGAAAAGGTAAATTAAAGGAACTCATGCTGTCCAATATGGGGGAAAGTTGGGCGAAAAATACAGTAGATGGATACAATGATGGTATCAGAGATAACTCAAGCAGTACTGGAGATGCTATGCTTGATTATATGAACAATAATATCAAGGCACCTTTTACAACAAACATGGGGATACATTCGCCATCCACGGTGTTTTCTGATTATGGAAAATATACGGTAGAGGGATTTAATAGTGGAGTATCTGGGAATCAGAATACAACGCACGGTGTTATTTCTAGCTGGGTATCAAATATTGGTTCTTGGTTTACAAATTTGATGGGCATACATTCGCCATCAAGAGTGTTTAAAGAATTTGCAGGATTTACGGTGGAAGGATTCAATAATGGTATTTCAGATGGTTCCAAAAGTACATTTAAGGAGATCAAAAACTGGTCTGAGGGGATTAAGGACAGTTTTGGATTAACAGGTTTAAAAGCAACGCCGGAAGTTGCATATAAGTACAATAGAAGCATAACTGACAATGTAAACGCATCTATAAAATACAATTCCGGTAGTATTGAAAGTACCATTGGAAAAGAAATGCAGATAGCAATGTCCGGTGTTATTGATTACGATAAATTGGGAGATGTTATTGTATCAAAACTTGAAAAAGCAGATATTACGGCGGTTCTTGATTCGAATCAGGCATATAGGAATGTTATAAAAAAATGGCGAGAAGAAGCAAAAGCAGGGCAGAAGAATCCAGTTCCAATATTTTAATTGCAACTCTCTTTCGTTTGTGGTATGGTTTGTATAATATATTACAAATGGGAGGGAGTTCATGAAAAAGTGGGGAATAGTAATTTTGACAATAGCTGTGTTGGTATTAACTGGGTGTGGAAACGGATATGAGGAAGAAAAAATAGAGACGACAGAAACGGATGGAACTGTCGTGATTGAAAGAGAAACTGGAATAGAAAAGAATGTAAAAAGTATACCGTATGACAGCATGAATTATAATGATAGTACATTTGGAATAAAATCAGTAGATTTGTGTCAGATGGAATATAAAAATGGTTACATGCCGTATGTTATAGTTGAATTTGATATAAGCACACTTTCAGAAGAAGATATCTACTGGCTGTATGAAAATGATCAAAAAGATTTTGATATTTGTGTTTATATAGACAGCGAAAAGAATAGAATTGATTTTGAAAATATGGATACATTGTATCTTGGGAAAGATGATAGTAAAGTTATCTGTATATTTACTCTTTATGATTATTATAAATTTGACATGTCAGACATGGAAGTAACTGTTTGCGTGAATGTAAAACAGAATGACAAATGCACATACCAAAACAAGGATACTGGAGGAATATCAGACTTAAGAAAAGAAAATTCATACGATTGGTCTATAAATAGATATTCTTCTGATATAAAAATAGATGTTTTGAACGGAATCCCTGTTGAATATATTTCGTATATTGAAAATTACATAGGAACCTTATAAGCGAGGGAAAATACATGGGAGATAAAACATTAGAATCAGAACTAATGGCGTGTAAAGAAGAATTAAAAGAAGCAAATGAACAAATAGAATATTTAAAATATGAGTTGGAGAAAAAAGAAAAAAATCACAAATGGGAAATCAGGGAAATAAATAAAAGAATAGAACAGGCAACTGATAAAAACTTGGAATTATATGACAGAGAATCAAAAGCACTTATTTATGCAGATCAGTTGGAAAAAGATAAAAACATACTTGTTAAAGAAAAGAGAGAACATGAAAAGAAAATAGAAAAATTAGAGAGAGAAAATGAACAGTTGAAAGAAGAATTAGCAAAAATTACAGAAAGAAAAAACTTTAGCAACGATCCTGAATGGAGAGTACTTAAAGCAGCAGGGGAAAATAAGAAAACAAAATAATCCAATTAGAAAAAGACGCCTCAAGAGGTGTCTTTTTTGTATTCCTTGATTTTTAACAGATCGGATAAGTATTCTAGCAAGCGTTTTTGCCCAGAATTGTTTAATTTGTGAAAATTGCTGATAAAATTTGCAAATTAGCTGTTTGACAAACACACATAGAAAATATATAATTTCAATAATTAAAAATCACGCAGGTAAGACCTAAAGAAATTTAGGACGTCCTGCAAGCCTATGAGGAATAGGTGCGGATTCGTGACCGCCAGAGATTGAAGAGATTCAGTCTTTGGTGGTCTTTTTATTTATTTCAAACTGCATAAGAAAAATAAAAAAATGAAATTTAAACCTGCCTGTCAAATGACAGTAGCGAAAGAAAGGTGGAAAAGAGTATGTATGAATTGGTGGAACTCAAAGGAAACGATGTTTTTACAAACAGCAAAGTGATTGCAGATGGAACAAATAACCAACATGAATCTGTTGTTGCTATTATCAGAAAATATGAGAAAGATATTTTAGACTTTGGCAATATTGATTTCTCCGATTTAAAATCGGGGAAAAGGGGGCAGCCTGAAAGAGTTTATTATTTGAATGAGGAACAAGCAACATTTGTTATAACTCTTTTGAGAAATTCAAAAATAGTTGTGAAGTTTAAGAAAGAGTTGGTTCGACAGTTTTATGCAATGCGCAGATTTATTCTTGAAAAGCAATCGAAACTATGGGGCGAAACAAGAATTGCTAATAAAGAAAATCGGCTGAAAGAAACTGATGTGATTAAACTTCTTGTAGACTATGCCAAAGAACAAGGAAGTACGCATTCAGATAAACTGTATGTGACATATACCAAGTTGGCAAAATCAGTAATTGGTGGAAATCGCGACAATATCACAGTTTCAGATCTCAATAATCTAACCCTTGTGGAAAGCATTATTTTGCAGACTATTAGAATTGATATGTCAATGGGTATGCACTACAAGGATATTTATAGGGATTGCAAAAATAGAATAGAACAATTTGCAGATATAACTTACCTGTCCGCTTAGCCCCGAAAATTTGGGGCTATTCCAGTATTTCGTCACGGGAAATTACAATCTTACTAAATATATAGCGTGCGACTACTGTTAGGGTATGTTCCTAACGCACGTGAATTTAAAGGTTGAGCCTTGCGAAATGCAAGGCTCGGAAATTTAGGAGATAGAAAGTATGGCATATACAGCTCTTGCAACTAAAGTTAAGGAAAATAACATTGAAGTTTTTAATAATCCAGAACTTGGATTTTCAGCACGAACAATGTTAAATGAGTACGGAAGTATTTCTATCAATGCAGAGGATACAGCTAGAGGATTTGGCTGGACACAGGAAAAGAACGGAAAAACATATGTAAGATGGGAGACGATGAATGGATATTGTATAGAGTTTGGATTTTCCCAACTTGTTGGGAAAGACGATTATATCCCAGAACCGCTTTTTTATCGCCTTGGTATGAAAGCAAGCAACAAAACGGCGGACAAGTTCCAGAACTGGCTCGCAATGGAAGTCATTCCAAGCATCCGGAAACATGGTATGTATGCTACGGATAAGGTAATTGATAATATTTTAAGCAATCCAGACTTTGGTATTAAGATATTGACGGAGCTGAAAGAAGAAAGAATTGCTAGAATAGCAGCGGAAGAAGAAAAGGAAAAGTTACAACAGGAACTTGATTATAGCAAAGACTGGTATTCTATTAAGCGTGTTGCAGCAATGAACGGTGTGGACTGGAAAACATTTAATTGGCGAAAACTCAAAGAAAAAAGCATTGAACTTGGATATGGTGTGAAAAAGATTTTTGATGCGAATTATGGAGAGGTTAACACTTATCACAGGGATGCTTGGGAAGTAACATACCCGGAGTATGAAATTTAGGAGAAATTTTATGAACAAATCAGAAATCAGGATTACATATGGGAACACGGAAGTAATTCACACACCGGAGAAAATTGTGATTAAATCGCCCAATATCGAAGTAATTACAAAATAGATCAAGAAAAAGAAGTGGCATCTATCAAATTGGTGGTAGGTGCTATTTTGTACAAATTTTACCGACTGTCATTTGAGACAGCCGCAAACCCAAACAGTTAGGTGGTGGAAATATGGCATACAGCGGATGGCTTTTAAAGATTGGCAATTACATAGTGCCGATGTCGTTTATGAAAGCAGAAACATACAGTCCATATGTCAACATGCAGGATTTGGACGATTATACAGATGCCAACGGATATCTGCATAGAAATGCCGTGGAGCTAAAGGCATTAAAAGTGGAGTTTGAGACACGGGCAATGCTGACAAATAAGACTTTCAACGAGGTTTTAAATAATATCAGAAGCCAGTTCACAAATGCGACAGGGAGAGCCTGCTATATCACAGCGTATATCCCGGAATATGACGATTATGTGACGCAGTACGGCTATATGGCAGATTTTCAGCCTACGATATACGGAACATATGATGGAATAATTCGTTACAATTCAGTTCGGCTTGCTTTCATAGGGGGTGTGTACGGTGGTTAATTATAAATATGGCGACTTGTTCAAAAAAGATACGGTCGATAAGCAGTTATCCATCGTATCTGATGACGGAAAAATCAATATCACAAATACAGAGCTACACCAAGAAAAATTCGAATTGACCGAAAGTTTGTGTTCGGAACAGGAATTGACGTTTGGATCATGCGAAGCCGCCATGATTAAATTCACGGTGTCAAATACATTTTTGCCAATGAAGGGCAGATGGATGACGGTAAGAATGTCCCTTGATGGACATGCAGATATCCCGTTCCAGTTCGGACGATATAAGGTTGATTCTGATACGCCCACGGCAGACAGAACGTGCCGTGATGTGGTTGCATATGATGCCCTTTATGACATTTTAAATGCAGATGTGGCAGCATGGTATAACACTGTCTTTCCATCCCATAAAGAGCAGCAGAAAGATAAAGATGGAAAAACTACGACTGTTACAGTTTATGATCCGGTCACAATGAAGCAATTCCGGGACAGCTTTTTTAAGCACTTCGGGATTGAGCAGGCTGACATTATACTGGTTAATGACGGCATGTCTATTGAAAAAACAGTTGCAGTCACGCCATCCAGTGAGACAAGTTCTGATACAGAGGAATCGAGCACCATAGGCGAATCTATGAGCGGCAAGGAAGTGTTGTCCTGTATTTGTGAGCTCAATGGCTGTATGGGGCACATGGGGCGTGACGGGAAGTTTCATTATATTTATCTGGAACAGGAGATACAGGGATTATATCCAAGGAATGATCTTTATCCGGCGGATAATTTGTATCCAAGAGATCCGAAAAGCAACCGTATCGGGAAGGATTTATATATAACGGCTGAGTATGAAGATTTTCTTGTTAAAACAATCAATAAGTTACAGATCCGGGAGCAGAAGAATGATATCGGTGTGATTGTGGGTACCGGAGACAATGCCTATGTGATCGAGGATAATTTTCTTGTCTATGGAAAAGGCACAAAAGAACTGAAAGGCATTGCAAAAAATATTCTTTCCAAGATCAGAGGGATTGTTTACCGACCGTTTACAGCGGACTGCAAAGGAAATCCGTGTCTTGAGGTCGGGGATGCAGTGCGGTTGCCGACCAGATATGAACTGATCGAGTCCTATATTCTGAAAAGAACCCTGAAAGGTATACAGGCTTTGCGTGATGATTTGGAAGCGGATGGGGAAGAGTACCGGACAAACGGGGCGAACGGAATACAGAAAAGTATTTTAAAGCTCAAAGGCAAGAGCAATGTGTTGGAGCGAACCATTGAAAAGACACAGAGCACGATAACTGATGTTGAGAAGGGATTGCAGTCACAGATCACGCAGACCGCAACCGAAATTCGCACAGAAGTTAAAAATACAACGGATGGTTTATCATCGAGAATCACGCAAAATGCGAGCAGTATTACAGCAGAAGTTAAAAGGGCACAGGGACAGGAAGTTGAACTTGCAGCAGCTATTAAAATTAATGAGGACAAGATTACAGCGGAAGTTACGAGAGCAAGCAAAGCAGAGGGCGATTTGTCCGGAAAGATAGAGGTAACTGCAACTAAGATACGGTCAGAAGTCAGTGCTTCGTTGAAGGCATGGAATATTGATGGCTATGATATTAATTATTATGGTTTTGGAAAACCCCAAGATACTTACCCTGCATCATCCAAATATAATGGACGCAGTTTTTTAGATCAGGATAGTGGAAAATTGTATGGCTGCGATCCGGATGGCGGAATTAACAGCGGTAAATATAAATGGACATTGATAACCACGCTTAAGCAGCTTTCATCCAATATGTCCAGTGCGATTACGCAGACATCAAAGGGGATCGAAAGCAAAGTTACAAGAGATAGTGTTGTTTCAGAAATCAACCAGTCAGCCGAGGGTATCAAAATTAAAGCAAAACTGCTTGAATTAAAAGGTTCTATGGAAATGACCGGGGGATATATGCATATTCAAGCGGAAGAGTCTGTAGAAAACCTTATTGAATTTAAACGCAGTGGAACACTTGTACAGATGGGAACGGATGGATTTCGAACAGTGGAAGGGACGCTTGAAAGTCCTGTTCATAAATGTACGGTTCAATATAATCAGGTTTCATTGCATAAAGGCGCAAACGATAATGACCACATGATGATCCATTTAGACGGAGATACCGGAGTAGGTGGATTCAGAGGTGGAGTAATTAATGGATCTGACAAAAGAATAAAAAACACAATTTTAGATTTAAGCAAAAAGCAATCATCTGAGTTTATTTATTCTTTAAGAGCAAAATCGTATCGTTATAATTTCGAAAAAGATGGGTTCCATCATGGATTTATTGCACAGGATGTTTTGAAAAAAGCGGAAAAAGGGTGGAATATTTGTCCAAAAACGTTTTCAGACAGCAATGGGAAAAAGTATTACGGACTGAAATATACGGAACTGATTGCTGATCTGGTTGCCACAGTGCAGTTGCAGCATGACGAGATAGAACAGTTAAAGGAAAAGGTGGAAAATCTATGATAAATGCAAAAATCCGGGAATTTGAAAACGACATTATAAATTATGTAAATTTGTGCGAGGATGTTCCAATCGAAGCTAAGTACCTGGTGTTTAAGGATATTCTGCAGCAGATCAAGGAAGAAGCAAACCGACAGGTTACAGTAGAACGGGAACAGATGAAGCTTGCAAAGGAAAGGGAGAGTGAGGATCATGAATAAAGCACATATTGATATTAATTGGGAGAATTATCCGAGTGATGAAACACCGCTTAATGAAAGCAATCTTAACAAAATGGACGCAGCTATTGGCGTTATTGATGATCGTGTAATCACTCTTGATACCACAAAAGCCACGAAAACAGAAGTGGCTACCCTTGTTGCAGACGTGACCTTTGAGGAATCGACCGGAATCATTACGATCACAAAAAAGAACGGTTCTAAGATTACGATTGATACACAGATGGAGAAAATCGCAATCAACTTCGTTTATAACCCGACCACACAGCAGATTATCCTGACTCTGATTGATGGCACGAAACAGTACATAGACCTGTCGGCACTGATTACACAGTATGAGTTCCTTGATTCTGATACGGTAGCTTTTTATATTGATAAGGATGGAAAAGTGTCTGCCATCGTCAAAGAGGGTAGCATCGAGGAAAAACACTTGGAGCCAAACTATCTTGCGAAAATCAAAGTGGAAGTGGCAAAGGCAGAGTCAAGCCAGCAGGCAGCGGCAAAGTCCGAAGCCAACGCCAAAGCAAGTGAGAATGCCGCAAAAGCCAGTGAAACAGCTGCAAAAAAATCAGAGGACAATGCCAAGGCGTCCGAGACAGCGGCAGCGAAGTCAGCTACGGCGGCAGAGGCATCCGAAAGCAACGCAAAAGTCAGTGAGACATCCGCCAGTGAATCATCCGCCACAGCCACGGAGAAAGCATCGTCCGCCAGTCAGTCAGCTGATACAGCAGCCGAAAAAGCAGATATTGCAACTCAAAAGGCTGCGGAGATCATCGGTAAAGCGGAATCTGCAGAAGAAAGTGCAACCAAGGCACAGAGTTATGCTGTTGGTGGTACAGGAAGCAGAGAGGGCGAGGATTCTGACAATGCCAAGTATTACTATCAGCAGGCAAAAGACATATCAGAAGGACTTAAAGGTGGATTGCAGCCACACGGAACAGTTGCATTTGCAGATCTTCCGGCACTTGCGGATGTTAGCACAGGGTGGATGTTCAATATTTCAGACGAATTTACAACCACGGATGATTTTAAAGAGGGAGCCGGGAATGTAATTCCGGCAGGTGCCAATATTTATAAAACATCAGATGATAAATGGGATGTGCTTGCCGGAACTCCAGTTACCGGAATCAAAGGTGTAAATGAAGATTCTTTCCGTAGGGGCAATGTAGAACTCACAGCAGAAAACGTCGGTGCAGTGGCAACCGGTGGAGATACAGCAGAGAATACAGCAACTTTTACGAGTAGTGATGTGGCAGACGGATCAGCGTCAGCGTGGACGACTGTATCAAAATTATCAAGCGGCGAAAAACACTCTTCAATTTTTGCAAAGGTGTCACAGATGTTCAAGAATGTGCGGTATCTCTATAAAATGCTTGGAACGACAGACATTTCTAAGATTGGGAATGGTACTTGTACAGGGGCGATATCATCGTTAAACAGCAGTTTAGGCAATAGTTTTAAAGGCAAGTACGATGTTCTCGTTTCTTCTCTTAGTAATAATGCTACGTGGACACAGTATCAAATAGCCGATGTAACAAAATATAAATTTCTCCAACTTCAAGTTAGAGATGAGAATTATTCTGAAATAGCAAGTAATATTATTGCGTATGATTTTTTTAAAGATTGCAATACGGTTCAAAGAACATTTGGTGTTTGGGCAAACGCCTGGAAAAATTTTGAATATTGCGTTTTATGTTGCTATTTAGACAATACACATGTCGCATTATATGTTGGTACTGGACTTAGACAAGTTGTGTTAAGTGGATTGTACTAATCTATAGTATTTTCCCGAACGCTTGCCAAATAACGGAAAATGTAAGTTCATCTGAATAGTCGTTCTTAATAGTAAAAATAATGCCGGATGCGTTGTATTCGACATCATATATAGACATTTCGAAGCCAAATTGTTTTGGTGTTAAAGAGCATATTGGTGTATCTATATATTGCTTATTAAAATGGATGCTTACTTGAACAGCTGCTTCAGATTTTAAATGTATCTCATAAACACCATCTTGCTTTTGATATTTCCCTAAACTGCTGTTTTACGAACAAAGCGGACAACTTGGCACAAAAGAAAAACTATGTAGAAATATAATAAAATCAAGAGCCTAAGAGCCGATTACATGACCATGTGTTGTGTAGCCGGCTCTTTTAAATAACAAGCCTACGGGCAGAAAGGAAAATTATGCACTTAAAATTCATCACAGATAACTGGCAGATGCATAATTTTCAACCAGTAATTAATTTTTTTAACAAAATTTAAACTAATCAATCGACATTCTGCGACAATAAGAAATTTACCTGTCGAAACTTGCGACCGAAATGGTTTGAATAATGGTGGAAAAATTTGTAAAATAAAATTGTCCGATAAGGGCACTTCAAGTTCTGGCTGAGGGGCGGGATAAGGCGTTTTCTTGTCCCTCAACTACAAACTAGTTTGTAATTTGTAGCAATTTGTCAAATGGGGTTGACGGTATCGAACATAAGTTCTATAATTTGTTTATCGCTATCAGAAGTGCGGAATGATTGGAGGAAATCAATATGGGGGAAAACGAAGTAAATGAGAACTACAAAAAAGAGCTAATAAAAAAAATATCTGAAATTGACGATACTTGGATTTTAAGTCAAATACTAAAGGCAGTAATAAATATAACAAAAGAGGGCAATTAGCCCTCTTTTGTTATTTCTAATACAATTTTTTCTAGGCATTCCCAATCTCTTTCATCGAGCTTTGCCAATGCTTCTATAAAGCGTTTCTTAAATTTTTTGTCTGGCAAATCCATCACTTTATTTGCAAAATCAAAAACTTCTTGATTTTTTGTTCTGGATTTTTCCATATTTCCTTTTCCGGTTCGAACCCATTCTTCATTTACCGAATACAAAGAGCAAAGAACCTTTAAGGACTGGTCTGATAAATTTCTTTGACCATTTTCTATTAAAGAAATGTAATTTCTTGATAATCCAAGTTCCTTGCCAAATTCTTCTTGGCTTTTCCCTAGTTTTTCACGTAAAAATTTTATACGTTCTTTCATTTTATCAAGCACCTCCTTCCTGCAAAAAATAATATATCACTAATTGCTAACAATGTCAACAAAAAGGTATTGACATTGATTACATTGTATGATATTGTATGCTTACAAAGTCAACAAGAAAGGAAGTGAACCAAATGAGCGAAAAGGAAAAAGACCTAATTGTTAGGATTTCAAAAGCAATTCCAAAACTTGATAAAGAGAAACAGAGCTACGTTCTCGGAGTCGCAGAGGGAATGATTTTAGCTAACGAACAGGCTTGCCCTAAAAATAATGAGAAAGGAGAAATGCAGTGAGAATTTTAAAAGAAATGCTCAACACGTTAAAGAGTATTGACGGTACACTAAAACGCATTGAGCAGTCCGTTTCAGAGGAGAAACAGCATGAAGTGATAAAAGAAGCTGTTTCTCATGCAATGGTTGGAGAAAGGTACGAACCTACTCCGAAAGATTTTTGACAGCAAAATCGTATGCCGCTTTTAAATACAGAACTTCTTCGGATGACATTTCTGTATTTCCGCAAAGTGGAGCTTCGCGTTTGTCAATTTCATATTCTGAAAGTTTTGAACTGGCATATGTGACAGCTAAGTCATGAATTGTCTTTTCAATCATTGTAGCACCTCCCTTATTTGATGATAAGGGAATTATAACACGGAAAGGAGTTGGAGGAAACGGAAGAGTTAAAACAAGCAAAAATGCAGACGCCGATTGAGATTGCACTTGGTGTCGATGAAAATGGAATGACCACCGCAAAGAAGTTGTATGAGTTCTTGGAAATGGATAAAAGCCATTATTCCAGATGGGCGAAAGCGAATATTGTAGACAATGAATTTGCTACTGAAAATGAGGATTATTTTTACTCGCCATCAATGGCGAATGAAAGTAGCAGAGGAAATTTTGCTGATGATTACAAACTCACAGCACATTTCGCAAAGAAACTTTCCATGAAAGGAAACGGAGAGAAAGCAGAAGAAGCGCGTGAGTATTTTACGCATTTGGAAGAGCGCATGAAACAGAAGGTAATTGACCTCAACCAATTATCACCGGAGTTGCAGATGTTCCAGAAGATTTTCAATTCTGTAGCAGAACAGCAGTTAGAACAGAAACGGCAGGCGGAACAACTGAACCATGTGGAACAGAGAGTTGAGAGTATTCGGGAAGTGGTTGCACTTGATACAACATCATGGCGTGATGATACTGGAAATATTTTAAGAAAAATCAGCATGGAACTTGGTGGCGGACAGGCATACAGCCAAGTAAGAGCCGAAAGCTACGAACTGTTGTCAAAGCGAATGGGTGTAAATCTGAAACAGCGGCTGACTAATAAGCGCAGGCGCATGGCTGACGAGGGTATCTGTAAATCAACCAGAGACAAATTATCCTATGTGGATATTATTGCAGAGGATAAGAAGTTGATCGAGGGATATACAGCTATTGTGAAGGAAATGGCAATCAGATACGGAGTTGGAAAGGATTAACAGGAGGTATTCATGGATAGACAAATGAACATTGCTTTAAGAAAGACATTAGATCAGATCGGCGTAAAACATAGCCTTAAGGGTTACGGTTACATAATCAGTGCGGTTGAGAAATGTCTTGAAAACAGAAGTAAACTTATCAGCATTATTAAAGGACTCTATACTGAAATCGCAGAAGAAAACAGCGATACAGTCTGGAGAGTAGAAAGATCAATCCGGCACGCAATTGAAGTTACATGGACAAATGGCAATACAAATGCAATCAACAAAATTTTTGGTTACACGGTTTCAGTGGAAAAAGGAAAGCCGACAAATTCAGAGTTTATCGCATTAATAACAGATTTTGTTTCCTTGTATGGTGATGAGATTGCCAATGGTTCCTATAAGTGGTAGGAGTGATGTGTCTATGAAGAAGTTTGCAAAGGTAATTGAAATGATCGGCACCGTTGTTTTTCTGTTTTGCATCTGCATTGATGCAACGGAGTATCCGGTCACTGCTATACCTGTATTGATTGGATTACTTCTTATTTATATAGGAACAAAAATAGATGGGGAGTGGCAGGAGTATACAGAAGAGATTGTAGATTACGATTACAGAAGTGAGTCTGATGACGATGACGGTATTACCTATATCACATTTGACACTGATTACAGCAAAGAAAAGGAATCATCCGAACCGACCAAAGCTGAATGATTCCCAATCAAAGCAATAGCATAAGCTATTTGCGCCTATTTTAGCACAAGAAAAGGAGAAATTCAAATATGAGAGCAGAAAACAATAAAGTGGAACTTACAGGAACGATTATCACAGAGCCGGAATTTAACCATGAGGTGTTTGGAGAGGGATTTTATAATATGCACCTCAAAGTGGATAGATTAAGTGGGACGGCTGATATTATCCCATTAATTATTTCAGAGAGATTAATCAATCTGAATGATAAATACACGGGCACTGCCGTTAATGTTTCCGGTGTGTATAGTTCTTATAACAAACATGAGGAAAAGAGAAATCGTCTGTTATTATATGTATTCGTCTGTGAAATTGAAAAAGCGAATCCGGGAGAGCATACAGATTTGAACAAAATCCAGCTTGACGGATATGTATGCAAAGAACCGATTTACAGGAAAACTCCGCTTGGAAGAGAAATTGCAGATTTATTAATCGCAGTCAATCGTTCCTATGGCAAATCAGATTATATTCCGTGTGTTGTCTGGGGTAGAAATGCAAGATTTGTTGGTCAGTTGGAAGTAGGAACTCATATTGAGATCAATGGACGCATTCAGAGCCGCGGATATATTAAGAAATATGAAGATGGAACAGAAGAACAGAGAACAGCATACGATGTGTCTGTAAGCAAAATCAATGTATTAGAGGAGGAAAATTAAGATGGCAGAAAATACCGTTACAATTTCCGTTGAAGAATATGCAGATCTGGTTGCATGCAGGACGAAAGTTCATACAGCATGTGCCATTATTGCAAATGAACACCAAAGAGACATTGAGCTGATGGGGAAAAAAGGAACAACTATTAATTCAAAAATTATAGAGTCAGCTCTTGGATATGTTGACGATGAAGCATGTTTTGAAGATGCACTTAAAAAATATAAAGAGTGGAAGGAGAAAGAAAATGAAACTGAAAATTAGATCGTTACATATGGAGAATTTCAAGGGAATTAAGAGCCTTGATGTGAATTTCTCGAATAAGACAAACATTAAAGGGCAGAATGCAGCAGGAAAGACAACTATCTTTGATGCGTTTACATGGCTTCTGTTTAATAAGAACAGTGCTGGAGAGGAAAAGTTCAATGTTCGACCACTGGATAAGGACGGAAAGCGCATTGATAACGTAGAAATTAAGGTTGTAGCCGTTCTGGATGTGGACGGCAAGGAAGTAGAACTTTCCAAAGTGCAGAAGCAGAACTGGGTTAAGAAGCGGGGAACAGACACCGTGACTTTACAGGGCAATGTCAATTCATTTGAGATTGACGGTTATCCAAAGAGTGAAGCTGATTTCAAAGCTTATGTTTCCGGTCTTGCGCAGAGCGAGGATATGTTTAAGCTGTTGACCAATCCGCAGTATTTTTCTTCTCTGAAATGGAAAGATCAGCGAGATATTCTGATGAAACTTGTTGCAGAGGTTTCCGATGTGGAACTGGCACAGACCGATGCCAAGTATGCACCGCTGATTGATGAATTGGAGAAAGCGCCATCTACAGATGATATTCGCGCCAAGTTTTCCAAAGCGTTATCCGAATGGAAGAAGAAACAGGCTGAAATTCCGGTGCGTATTGATGAAGCAGAAAAATCTAAGATTGATGTGGATGTGGCAGAGCAGGAGCTTGCCAAGGCTGATCTGACAAGAAGAATCGCTGAATGTGATAAGAAGATTGAGAATGCCGGTAGCACGTTAGGCGATTTGAGAAGCAAGGAAATGCAGTTGCAATTTGATATGTCCGGCATTATGCAGGTCATGAATGACGAACTTTCCGCAAAACGTAGAGGTCTTGACAGTGCCAAGGATGATGCAACACGAGAGTTCAATGACTTACATAATCAGATTCAGTCTGCGGAAAATCAGATCAAGGCAAATGAGAAGACAATTTCCGATACAGATGCAGAGCGGAAAAATCTTGGTGTTGAATACAATGCAGAATTTTCCAAGGCATTTGATGAAATGCCATATCTCTTTGACGAATCCAAGTGGATATTCGATGAATCTACAACGGTTTGTTCCTTATGTGGTCAGAAGTTGCCGCAGGATAAGATTGAGTCTCTTAAGGCTGATTTTGAGCAGAAAAAGGCAGATGCCAAGGCACGTGCCACCAAGCAGTTAGAGGATGCACGCAAAGCATTTGATGATGCAAAGGGCGCAAAACTTAAAGGTCTGATTGACAAGGGCAACGCTTGCAAGGCTGATATTGAGCGATTGACAAAGGAAAACGCCAAGTTGCAGGAAGACATTGTGGCACTCAAAGAGCAGGAATCCAAGGCACTTGCAAAGCAGAATGATTATGCAAAGCAGTTATCCGAGATCCCGGCAGAAGCTGATTATTCGCAGAATGAAGAGTATGTGAAGCTGAAAACAGAGCATGACAAGATTCTTGCTGATATTGCAAAGGTTGAATCCGAGGGCGCAGACAAGGTTGTTACTGATTTAAAAGCCGAGAAAGCCGATCTGCAGAGTCAGCTTGAAGAGGTGAACAAGGTTATTGCGCAGGCGGCTAACAATGTGGCGATTGATGATCGTATCGAAACGCTTCGTGACGAGCAGAAAGAAATCGGGCAGAAAGTTGCCGATCAGGAACAGATGCTTTATCTCTTGGAAGAGTTCATTCGTTTCAAGCTGGATAAGGTTTCAGAATCTATTAACAGCCATTTCAAGACCGTAAATTTCAAACTCTTTGAAATGCAGTTAAATGGCGGTATGAAAGATTGGTGTGAGTGTACTGTGAATGGCGTTCCGTATTCGGCTTTAAACAGTGGTCATAGAATCGTAGCCGGACTTGATATTATCCGTTCTCTTAGCGAGTTATACGGTGTAAGCGTACCGATTTTCGTTGATAACGCGGAATCGCTGAATGAGTTCAATGTGCCGGATATGGATACGCAGTTAATTCTTTTGAGCGTTTCAGAGGACAAGCAGTTGAAAGTCGAGGGAGCGTAAATGTCAAGAGTAGGAATTGGAAACAACATTACACAGCCGGATGCACGGTGTATGTCATGCAAGCGTTGGAAGAGTGCAAGTAAGAGAGGATTCTTTGATTTTGCGGAATACGGGCATTGTTCTCTTCCGTATTGTGAGAGAGACGCAAGAAATAAAGGAAAGAGAGGAAAAATAAATGGCTAATATGATGAGTTTGAACATTAGTGATGAAGTCATTAAAGCGGCAGTTAGAGAAGAAGTAAGTGCAGGAATTGTAAAAGCATTGGGAAATCCGGAAATTGTAGTTCGTGATGCTATTCATGAGATGACAGATAGGTATGTGGACAGCACGGGCGAGTTCGTGAAAAAGGATTCTTGGCGTGCGATGCCATACTTTGATTGGCTTGCAAAAAATACTATTGAAAAAACAGTAAAAGAAGAAATTGAAAAGTATATCAATGAAAACAGAGAGGAATTTGCAAAAGAAATCAGAAAACAGTTGCAGAGTACAAATTTTAAAGAAAGCATTGCAGCATCATTTTTGAAATCGCTTTCTGATATTGCAGAATCCTCTTGGAAGATGCCAATAAATGTTTCCTTTGAGCAACCGGAAGACTAATTTTTGGAGGTATCAGAATGAACTACATCAAAGCAAAGTATACAATACCAGGTCGTAGCTACACATTTAAGACCGAGGATTCTGTAAAAGCCGGAGATACCGTTGTAAATGCCAAAGGTGCAAAGCTAACAGTTACAGATGAAACCGTGGATATGAAGTGGGTAGAAACCTACGGTGCTGATAAGGTGGCAGTTGTGAAGAAGTGTGAAGAACCGGAAAGCGGTGGTGACGATGAGAGTTAATCCATGTAGATATTGTGCATTGTCTGTAAACCTTAATGGAAAGCATTGTTCAAGGTATTCTTCCGAAGAGTGCGCAAAATGCGAGAACATTCAAAAACACAGGGAATACCTTTTAAGTCAGCGAAAATTCGCAGAGGGTGAGCAGATTACAAGCATTGAGGAACTTTTGAAACAGGAATGGGTAATGTGGTATCACAGTACAAAGCACATAGAGGTTTTCAAGAATATGCAACTCAATCTTGTTTTGAAATTTCTTAAAAATGGAGCATTTAAAAAAGCAATAAGGAAAGAAAGCGAGGAAAAATAATTATGGCAGAGAACACAGCAGTAGCAAAGGCAGAGGAAAAGAAAGAGGAAAAGACAGAGGTTGCACACAGCAACAACAAGGTTACAGACTATAGCCTTGGAATTTTTGGAACATCAGATAATTTCATTATGGCTATGCAGATGGCAAAGGCGTTGGCGAGTTCAACTATCGTTCCGGCAACATTCCAGAAGAACGATGCAAACTGTCTGATTGCTATTGAGCAGGCGCAGAGACTGCGAGTAAGCCCACTGATGGTTATGCAGAATCTGTATGTGATTCAGGGTAGACCGTCTTGGAGTTCAAAGTTTCTGATTGCGGCAATCAATAATTCCGGCAAATTCGATATGGAATTACAGTTTGAGGAAACTAGAGATAAAGATGGCAAGCCTTATTCGTGCCTTGCTTGGACTACGAAAAATGGTCGTAGAGTTGAGGGAATGACCGTGGACATGGAAATGGCTAAAGCCGAGGGATGGCTTAGTAAGAACGGTAGTAAGTGGAAAACCGTGCCACAGTTAATGCTTCGTTACAGAGCCGCATCTTTCTTCTCCAGTCTGAATTGCCCGGAGCTGACAATGGGATTATATACGAAAGAGGAAATGCAGGACAACGATTTCAAGGAATATCCGATGGAAGATTTGCAGGAACAGGTCAAGCGTGATATTTCCGAAAATGCCAATTCAGAGCCATTTGTTGTAGCTGAATCCGAAGCTATTGAGACCGGGAGCGAAGTAGTTGAACCAGAGCCGGAGAAAGTAGCCGGAGAAGTCGTTGAGAATGACGAGAACGTACCGGACTTTATGAAAGATTAGAGGTGGATGCATGAGAGTTATATCACAGGACGGCACAATTGATGTACCGTATGAAATCAGTTCTTTGAGCATGGCAGTCGGGAAATATGAGAATGTTGAACACGCAGCTATCTTTTGCCACAACTCTTCGACAGCAATAGGAACAAAAATGGCTGAATATAGTTCCAAAGAAAAAGCCAAGAAAGCTATGGAAATGCTTAGAAACAAGTACATGGAATATACAAGTACAAATTATTTAAAAATTTTTCAGTTCCCTACAGAGGAAGAATTGGAGTAGCCTATGGAAGTTATTTCATTTTTAGAGTCAGTTCAGAAAGGTATGGCTGATAATACCTACAACTTTTGCAAAGATGGAAAATGCAGCCAGTGCGGTAACTGTTGCTCAAATCTCTTGCCAATGAGCAGAAAGGAAGTAGATGCCATTCACAGATATATCCGTAAGAATCATATCAAAGAGTGCAAACATCTTCTTCACACTGCGAATAGAACGTATGATATGACATGCCCTTTTCTTGATACGGACAAGAGTTGTGAGAAATGCAGAATCTATCCGGTACGACCGGAAATTTGCAAGCAATTTATCTGTGACAATGAGCAGAGAGCAAAGCCCAATAGGGCATTGTTGGGACAGACGAGACAGATTATTGATGTGAGGAGTGAGTTCTTTAATGAGACTTAAAGTTTTAGGTTCTGGTTCATCCGGCAACTGCTACATTCTGGAGAATGAAAACGAAGCCTTGATAATCGAAGCTGGGTTGCCATTCATGGAAGTCAAGAAAGCACTGGATTTCAATGTGATGAAAATTAAGGCTGTGATTACTACCCATTTCCATACTGACCATAGTCTTTATAGCTTACAATATGTGCAAGCTGGCATTCCTGTTTTTGAACCATGCAGACAGCCGATAAAAGATTCTGAAATGCGTTTTAGAAAAGGAAATTTTGACATAAGAGCATTTGAAAACCGTGATAAATCTGGAAGATGGCTACATAACAACGGAGACGGTTCAGAGTGTCCGTGCGTTGGGTTTTACATTACGCATCCAGATATGGGAAGCCTTGTGTATGCAACAGACACAGAATACGTCAAATGGCGATTTAAGGACATTAATCACATCATGGTGGAAGCCAACTATGATATGCAGTTTGTGAACCGAGAAGAGCCAAATTACGAACACAGATTAAGAGGTCATATGAGCTTACCAACGGCACTTGACTTTATTTCTACTAACGATAATCCGGCATTGCGAAATGTCGTTCTAATTCACTTATCAGATAAAAGCGGAGATCCCGCACTATTCAAACAAAAGACAGAAGAAACAGTTAAATATGGAGCAAATGTTTATATTGCAGAAAAAGGGTTGGAAGTTGATATGAACCTTTGCCCGTTCTGATGGTCGCAACACCTTGGCGAAAGCCTAAAAGAAACCCATTCATGCGGTATCTGAAATTTTGGCAAGGAATTTAATATATCACAAACATTTTATCAAAAGCCATGAGATACCTTTGGCGGTTGCTAAAAGTGACCGCCAGAAAGGAGAATACGTGTTAATAATTGAGGATAAAGGACAGAAAGAGGGCTTGCATATCCTTAAGAATAGATATTTCAAAAGCCACGATATGGAAGTCTTGCGTGCACCATTGCCAGTTGGAGATTACATAATTGCCACAGACAAGGTAGCGGATGTTATCCATAGAAAATCAGCTAGAAAAATGGAACTTAAAAAGATGGATTTCCTTGGAACTTATGATGTATCTGTAGATACTAAGAAAGATATGCAGGAGATTGTAGGAAACATCTGCGGACGTCAGCATGGAAGATTTCGTGATGAGTGTATTCTTGCTCAAAACAACGGAATCAAACTTTATGTATTGGTAGAAAACGAAGATGGAATCAAATCCATTGAAGATGTTTCTAAGTGGAACAATCCACGAGTAGACCGGTATAACAATATTGCATATATGCACACACTTGGAAAATTGCTGAATGTACCGCTACCGAAAACAAAGCCGACATCTGGCAAGGTATTGGCAAAAGCTATGTTGACAATGCAACTTAAGTATGGCGTTGAGTTCGTATTTTGTCGCCCGGAAGATGCAGGGGCAAAGGTTATTGAATTGCTTGGAGGTAGTGAAAATGGCGGGGAATAAGCGGTATTACTGGCTTAAACTGATGGATGATTTCTTTGACAGTAAACGAATCAAGAAACTCCGTAAGATGGCTGGCGGTGATACATACACGATCATATACCTTAAGATGCAGTTGTTGTCGTTGAAAAAGGGCGGCTACTTAGAGTATTCCGGCTTGGAAGATGAATTTTACAAAGAGATCGCCCTTGATATTGACGAGGACGAAATCAATGTTCAAGTAACGATTCAGTATCTTCTTTCCTGCGGATTGCTTGAAACATCAGATTCCATTGAGTACAAGTTGCCATTTGTGCAAGATAACCTAGGAAGTGAGACTGCAAGTACAAGAAGAAGTCGTAAATCTAGGGAAAATGCACAAAAAGCGTTTCAATGCAACAGTGGAGCAACGGAGTGCAACATTTTGCAACAAAATTGCAATGTAGATATAGATATAGAGAAAGATATAGATATAGATACAGATATAGAGAAAGAGAAAGAAAATACAAAAGAAAGCGTGCCTGCATCTGATTTGGACTTTGACGCGGAATGGGGATGGGAATACACGATCAATGCATATCCAAAGAAAACGTCGTTAACGTCTGCCAAGGTAGCATGGATGGACAAGCTTTTAGAAGTTATCGAGCCGAACAGGAAAGCCGTTGCAAAGCTGATATATGAGGCTACAGTGGCATATGTTACTGACTATATAGAGAAGAATCCGGATGATACAAATTATCGTTATATTCCGAAATATGGTGATTGGCTGAAAGAGGATTGCGATTACTGGATTCGCCAAGTAGAGAAACGAAAGCGAGGTGAGAGCAGTTGACAGAAGCAGAAATTGGAGTGATCGGATGTGTATTGATTGACAATGATTCCATGTACAAGATTTACAACAAATTGAAGCCGGAAATGTTCAGCTCTGAATTTTGTCAAGATGCTTTTGCTGAAATGCTTGCCATGTATGATCGTGGAGAAAACATTAATGTCGTTTCACTGTCTCAGTCACTTGAAAACCACAAATGGGAGCCGGAAATAATTGCAAGCGAATTGAAAGAATGCATATCTGTTACCCCAGTCTCAACGGCAATAAAAAGTTATGCGGATGCAGTTGTTAAAGATTGGCGAGCAAGAGAAACAAAAAAAATTTTTCAAGAAGTAAGCCTTAGACCATGCGATATTGATAACTCTATAGCCGAAGTTCTCACGAAACTCGAAGAAATCCAAGAAAACAAAACCGTTCACTCAAAAACTATGAAGCAGATTGTTGCAGAAAATAAAGGGAATTATTTCAATGAGCATGTAGGCGAGGGATTGATAAAAACTGGATTTTATCGAACAGATGATTGCCTTGGCGGCTTGGAAGGCGGAGACGTTACTGTAATTGGCGCAAGACCGGGAGTTGGAAAATCTGCAATCGTTACGCAAATGATCGGACAGATGGCAGAAAAGGATTACAACATTGGCTACTATAACCTTGAAATGAACGAATCACAGGTGTATGAGCGTTTCGTTTCTCGAATGTCTGAAATCGGTCTAACAAGGGTTCGCCGGGCAAAGGCTTTTCTTGGTGGGGAGAAAGAAGCATTCGACAAGGCGAATGAAACACTTTCCGGGTATAGCATCACTATTTCAACCGGCGCGAAGTCGGTAAGTGAAATTCGGGCAGAATGCAGGCACCAAAGATATGATGTGATCGTGATTGACTACTTGCAGTTAATCAAGGCTGATCGAAGATTCGGTAACCGTGCATCCGAGGTCGGAGATATTTCAAAAGCTATCAAAGCCTTGGCTATGGAACTGCATGTGCCAATTATCGTACTGTCTCAGCTTAATCGAATATCGGAGATGAGAGAAACAAAAGAGCCAACCATGGCAGAATTGAGAGAATCTGGAGACGTTGAGCAGGATGCATCAAACATTATCTTGTTATGGAATCTTGATGAAGATGGTAAATATAAGGGATGGAAAATTGAAAAACAAAGGCAGGGAACGCATTTAAAAGAAGTTCTCCAATTTGACGGCGATCACATGAGATTCATTGAGCGAACCGAAACCATTGAACAGATTCAAGCACGGATGCAACAGAAAGACGGTTTCCGAGAAGTATGTGGCAGCACACCATTTGATTAAAAGGTGAATGATTATGGCAAGTAAGAAATTTGAAAAAGGTTCCGAAGAATGGCAGTTTTTTAATGACTATTATAAATTCCGGCAGCAGTTTTATGAAGCTGATAACGAAGATGAGTGGTTCCAAGGAATGATGGAAGCAGGGGAAATGCTAATTAAAAAATATGCACGGACAAATATATCAAAATATGTTCAAAGTCTTGTATTTAGCCATTTTGAGGATGTAGAGAGGAGATGGAAGAACAAATGAGTAATGCACTGGCAAGAAAGAAAAAGCGGATGCAGACACTTGGATATTCCAAGAGTGAACTGATTGGAATACAGAGACACGCCAAGGCACAAAGCAATGCGGATTATCTGATAGAGGAATCCTATTATAACGTCCGCATGATGGCATATCAGGCACTGCATGATAAGTTCGGATTCGGACACAAAAGAATCATAAAGGTTGAGCAGACTATTGATGCATATGTGGAGAATGCAAAGGATGGAACGACAGGCGAGGAACTTGGTTTTTATTTGAAAGATAAATGCAAGATTGACGTGCGAGAGGAAACAAATAAGATTCCGTATCGTGAGAGCTTTTATCTGGTAGAGAGAAAGATTGCACCGAACTGCATGATACAGGCAAATAAGTTTTTACTGGCACAGGTATTTAATTATTTTGCTATGTTGGGTGTCTGCCTTAAAACGCAGTTTAAATTTTCGGGAAATCAGATCAGACAGGTTTATGAGAGAATCAGATATTTGATTAACTGCCTTGCTACCGGATATGAAACCATGACAGGGATCGCAAGTGTACTGGAATGGGAATGTAAGTACATTGATAAGCGGTTTATTGGAAAGACGTATGAAATATAGGAGGATTGGTTGATGGACAAGTTAGCTGTGGAACTGCAGGATGGATATTTTGTGGAGATTGATTCTCTGAATCACACCCTGAGACAGAGATATGCCGGACAGGATAAGGACGGCAATGAAAAAGAAAGCGTTCGAACAATCGGATATTTTGGAGACATGAAACAGTGCATTAAGGCTTTGTTAGATCGTTATCCGAGTGAGTTATCCGAAAAGGCGCAGATTTCCTTTAGTGAATACTTGGAACTGTTGGATAAGGCTTATACGAGGTCAGAACAGCTTGTGAACAGGATCGGAAAGGAGCAGGAAAATGCTGAATAGAGAAAAATATGCGGAAGAGATTTTAAATATTGCGTGTGATGGATGCAATATTGCGTTAATTAATGGGAAACTGGAAAAATGCAGGGGAGTCTGCGATAAATGCGATTTTTGCGATAATGACATTAGAAATGCTGGTCGTTGCAGAGAAAAAGCAAAAGAATGGGCGAACAGCCAGTATGTTGATTGGAGCGAAGTTCCAGTCGATACACCGATTTTGGTCAGAGATTCTGAACTTTTTGCGTGGAGCAAAGAACATTTTGCAAAATATGAAGATGAAACGGTTTATACATGGGATTACGGAAAAACGTCATGGAGCACATATGACGGTAAAATGAGTAGCTATAAATATGCTATGTTGCCGGAAAGTGAGGATCAGAATGAAAATAAGCAGGATTAAAAACCAGATATCTGAGGCAGCAACAGAAGCCTGCGGATATTCTCCACTAACGAAAGTGATTTCAGAGGAAGAGGTAAACAGGATTTTGGAACAGGAAAGCGGATGGATTCCATGTAGTGAGAGGCTGCCGGAGGAACATGATAGCATGTTCATAAAATTTAAAGGGACTAAAAAGTGGAGCACTGCGATGTTTGAAAGAAAATCAGACGAGGTAATTGTAACAGTGGCCGATGATGCCGGGCGAACGGTTACAACTAGTGCACACACAACCGATGGAAAATGGCGGTGTGATTTAGTAAGAATACCTGGTTACAGGATAGTGGCTTGGATGCCACTGCCGGAGCCGTACATGGAAAGCGAGGAAAGTCATGATTGAGTGTATAAGAACTGCGGCACGGGATAGCAAAACGGAACGCATTAAAGTTTCCTGCTTAGATATTATCGTAACAATGATAGAAAAAAAGCCATATTACGAAATCAAGTACAAGGAAATCGGAGAGGATTATTATCATGTTGGCTACAGTTCCTATAAGCTAGAAAATGTTTTAGCTTGGAAGGATGAGTGCTTTGAGATTGTGAAAGAATGCAGACCGCAGACCAATGCAGACCGGATCCGGAGCATGACGGATGAAGAACTTTTAGATTTCCTTTGCTCAATCGAAACATATGAGCAGGGGAGCGTAAAGACCATTGAGGGCGGTGTAGCAATGTGTTCTGTTACAGAGGTGGAACAATGGCTTAAGGCAGAAAGTGAGGGATAGCATGGAGAGATTAACAATACGTTCAAAAAACAGTGATATGGTTTGGTTTAAGGATGCAGAGAATGGTAATGCACACCTTGAACCATGTGAAATGACTGCACATCATAACAGAATGGCACTTGATAAGCTTGCCACTTATGAGGATGCCGAGGAACAGGGAAGAATGATTATTTTCCCATGCAACAAAGGAGACAAGCTCTACGAGTTTTATCGTGAATGTGTAGAGGACAGATTAGGAGCCGGGGAGACACCGGAAGACATCATTGATGTGAGAAAAGTGTATGGTTTTGAATATGAGGATGATGTGTTGTATATCCGAGCTTCTTATCATTCAAACCATTCAGAACTCTGGGGCGGATATGGTGAAGATACGCCAGAGTTTCCGGTAAGTGAGATAGGTAAAACTGTTTTTCTTACATACGAGGAAGCCGAAGCCAAGTTGAAAGAAATGGAGGGGGAAAGCGATGTATTGTGATGGAAGATGTCAGTATTTGAATGAACGTAAACATAAATGTGAGTTGACCGGAGAAAAATTGACTTACATGAAGCAGACAGCAAGGAAAGGAATAAGAGAAAAGATAAAGAAAGGATACAATAGAGGAATGCATCACTATTATTGTCCTGTTTGTTACGAGAAGGGAGATTTAAGAAACAAGTATAATGTTGGGTTATATTGCAGTGGCTGTGGTCAGAAATTAGATTGGGGGGATGAAGAATGAACGAAAAATTGAAGCCATGTCCGTTCTGCGGTGGAAACGCAATGTTCTTAACCATTACAAATAAGTCATCACAATCATCTGTTGGGGTAATGTTCAAAATCAAATGTATGAAATGCAGAATAGAATTTCCAAAAAGCTATGAATGTGAGATGTATATGGATCAGAACGGAGGCATCAGAACAGGGAAAGACGAGCGAACGAAAGCAACTACAGATTGGAACAGGAGGGCGAGCGATGAGATTGATTGATGCTGATAATGTAAAAGATTTTTTCTTTTCGGAAACAAGTGGTACAGAAGATGTTATTCGAGATTTAATGTATACTCATGGACTAGATTATGCAAATGATATAAACGAAGACGTAATTATGGCATTTGCAAAAGATTTACTGAAAGCCGCGCAGAATGTAATTGATACGGAGATGATCGCCTATGATGTGGATTCGGTTGTGGAGCAGTTGGAAGAGGAAAAGAACCTGCATAAGAAGATGATTACGTACGAGCAGAAGAACGGAACTGTCACGGAAGAATTTCAAGCAAGGAGAGCCGTTGAAGTATTAGAACGAGCAATCGAGATCGTGAAAGGCGGTGGAGTAGATGCGAAAACCGATTCCTAAATCCGTAAGGAAACAGGTGTATGCGAAATACAATGGGCATTGCGCTTATTGTGGCTGTGAAATACCGGAGAAAGGTTTTAATGTAGATCATTTGCATTGCATCAGAAATTATGAGTACACCGAAGAATTTACCGGAATAGACGTGCATGACATTAAAAATCTTATGCCGGCTTGTGGTTCGTGTAATCGGTATAAGTCAACTATGAACTTAGAAGATTTTAGAAAGCAGCTGCAGAAAATACCGGACAGACTGAAAAGGGATGTGTGTACATACAATATAGCATTGCGGTATGGCATGGTAAAGGAAAATAGAGAACCTATAAAGTTCTATTTTGAAAGGGTAGGTGGCGCAGATGGCAATTAAACCGATTTTATTTAACACCGAAATGGTTCGGGCAATTCTGGACGGTCGGAAGACTTGCACAAGGCGAGTTATCAAATTGCCGGAAAATATGGATGGTGTACCGGTTGGAAAAAGCGGAGATAGCAATAATCCGCTTGGATTCATGCATCCTGGTGGTATTAAAAGACCGCCATATCAGCCGGGAGATATTCTCTACGTTCGTGAGACGTGGTGCGAACTTCCGGTTAATGAAGCAGGTCATATGCGTGGCCACCCTGTTTATTATTACCGGGCAGACGGAGATCTGCGACCGGAAGGATGGCGTGGTAAGTGGCGTCCGTCCATCCACATGCCAAAAGAAGCCGCGCGCATATGGCTTAAGGTTACGAATGTGAGAGTGGAGCGGTTGCAGGAGATTACCATTGACGGTATTCGTAATGAAGGAATTTCTTCTATGGCAGTTCATGCCGGAGATATGGAAATTGCATTGAAAGAATGGAAAAACCTTTGGAACAGCACCATCAAAAAAACCGGCCTTGACAGCTACGGCTGGGAAGCGAACCCGTGGGTGTGGGTAATCGAATTTGAGCGGTGCGAGAAACCGGAAGGAGTGTGATGGTATGGCTAAAGCAGTATTGATTATGGATATGCCGGAAGATTGCAACGATTGCTACGCTATGTACGTGAGTTTGAGTGAAAGATTTTGCAGAGCAACAGAAGAGAACTTATCAGCAAAGGCAGAGAGACCCGATTGGTGCCCACTCCAGGAACTGCCGGAGAGATCAGATCATCCAGATCATTGTGACAATGGAAGGTTCGATGCAGGGTGGAACGGATGCTTAGATGAAATTTTAGAGAGAAAGGAATAACGAATCCTCGGTAAACCGAGGTTGCAACTTAAAGGTGTCAAAGATTTTGCATAAAGGGAATAATAGTAGCGTTGATGATTCGATAAGGTGGAATTTGAAGTAGCGCACATATAGCATATTTGACTTATGTGAGTTTCAGACCGTCAGCATGGGAAGCCTATATTCCTTATCCACGATACATGGATTTGTAGCGTGGTGTTATGACAGAAAAGAAACTAAAGGTATGTTGGATCAGTGCAGGAATATCAAGTTTTATGGCTGGGTATCTTGCGGGGAATGTTGACGAATGGATTTACATAGACATTCAAGACCAACATGAGGATAGTATCAGATTTATTAAGGATTGTGAAAAAGCAATCGGAAAGGAAATCAAGATACTGAAATCAAAAGAGTACGGATGTGTAGAGGATTGCGTGAGGACGTTCGGAGGATTCAGAAGTCCGGCAAATGGTTTCGCACCCTGCACAAACTGGCTAAAGAAACGAGTAAGAAAAGAGTGGGAAGAGCAGCATAAGGATTGTGAATTGACCTATGTTTGGGGATTTGACCTAAAGGAAAAGAACCGGGCAGAGAGGACGATAGAAGCAAATCCGAAAGCTATGCATGAATTTCCGCTCATTGAAAGAAATCTCTCGAAAGAAGAGGTACATGGATTGTTTGAAAGGACTTTTGATTTTGACCGACCTTTGATGTACGATCTTGGTTATCCGAACAACAACTGTATCGGATGCGTCAAGGGCGGTATGGGATATTGGAACCGAATCAGAAAAGATTTTCCAGAGGTATTTGAAAGTCGGGCAAAGCTGGAAAGAGAAGTCGGTTATTCAATCCTTAAGGACGGAAAAGGGAATCCGGTATATCTGGATGAACTTGACCCGGACAGAGGTAACATGAACACAGAAATATTCCCAGATTGCGGGATAATGTGTTATTTGGCACAGAGGTAAATTACAGAAAGGAGCCGGAACCTATCCGGATAAAAGGCGCGCCGGGTTCCTTTGAGAGGAAATGAAAGATTTAGGCAATTATGAGTGTGATGGTCAGATTGAAATGACGGACTATTTAAAATCCCAGATAAAATGTGGAGCGGTAAAAGATCTGACTGCATGGATCAACAGCCAGGGGAAAGCACAGTACACGCAGATCGGCGAAGTGGTAAAAGATGCGTATGAAAGGCACAAGGATTCTGCTGAACTGGTAGATAGGATCACGAACGCTGTGTCGGTGTATGTGCTTACCCAGTCTGTGGGGTATATGGATTACTTGAGAAGCGAAAGCGGGGTGGTTTCAAATGATTAACGGAGAACTGATCGTTGACAACTTCGCCGGTGGCGGTGGTGCTTCCACCGGTATAGAGTTAGCAACTGGATACAGCGTTGATATTGCGATCAATCACGATCCAGAAGCTATTAAGATGCACAAGGCGAACCATCCGAACACGAAGCATTACTGCGAAAACGTCTGGGCGGTGGATCCGGTAAAAGCCTGCAAAGGACATCCTGTAGCACTTGCCTGGTTTTCCCCGGACTGCAAGCATTTCAGTAAGGCAAAAGGTGGAAAGCCAAAGGATAAAAACATTCGTGGTCTTGCATGGGTAGCCTGCCGCTGGGCGGGGCTGGTGCGACCGAGGGTCATCATGCTTGAGAATGTGGAAGAATTTAAGACATGGGGACCACTTGGGCGGCGTCATCATCCAATCAAGGCAAAGCAGGGAAAGACGTTTGAAAAGTTTGTGCAGCAACTTACAGATCTTGGGTATGAGGTGCAATGCCGGGAGCTGATTGCCGCTGATTACGGCGCACCGACCATGCGGAAAAGATTTTTTATGATCGCACGTTGCGATGGCAAGCCGATTGTTTTTCCAGAGCCGACACACGGACCGGCAGACAGCGAAGCGGTTAAGGAAGGACTTGTCAAACCTTATGTTGGAGCATACACGCAACTTGACTTTTCACTTCCATGTCCGTCCATCTTTGACACATCGGAAGAGATCAAGAAAAAGTACGGAATCAGGGCGGTACGTCCGTTGGCGCCGAAGACAATGGAAAGGATCGCAAGAGGATTAAAAAAGTTCGTCCTCGACAATCCAGAACCATTTATTGTTCCTATTGGGTACGGGGAGAGGAAAGGGCAGGCACCTAGAGTTCACGACATCGAAAAGCCATTGCCGACTATTGTGGGGAGCGGAAAGCATTATCTGTGTGAGCCGACTCTTGCACCTTATATGGGGACAAATACAACAAATCATCCGGGTGGAAACTGCAAAGATCCGATACATACGATCACCACAGGTAATCAACATTGTCTTATCAGCCCTACGCTTATCCAATACCATTCTGAAACGGCGCAGGGAGAAGTTCGGGGACAGACGATTGAAGACCCTATAATGACGGTGGACGGATCGAACAGATATGGACTGGTCACATCATTCATCCAAAAGTATTATGGCGGAAATTATCAGGGAAACGGCTCTGACATTAAAGAGCCATTGCACACCATTACGACACTTGAAAGAAACGCTATGTGTGCAGTAAACCTTATTCAGATGAATAATCATTGTGATGGAAGGGATGTAAAAGAGCCAATTCCGACAATCACAGCAGGAGACGGTCATTTCGGAGAGGTGAGAGCTTTTTTAATCAAATATTATGGACAGGGAACTGGACAGGATATAAAGGCACCGTTGGACACCGTGACGGCGCAGGACAGATTCGGACTGGTAACCATCAATGGCGTAGATTATCAGATAGTGGACATCGGACTGCGGATGTTGGAGCCACGGGAGTTGTATGGATGCCAGGGTTTTCCAGAGGATTACATAATCGACCATGATTATACCGGCAAGACGTATCCGCGGAGCGAACAGGTGCGCCGCTGCGGTAATGCTGTGTGTCCACCGATACCGGCAGCATTAGTCAGGGCAAATCTTCCGGAATTGTGCGTAGCGGAACGTATGCCGAACATGAGGATTAAACCAGAGCAGACCGGACAGCTCCGGTTTGCGTAGTTAAATTAGGATTTAGCTTACGAGCAGAAAGGGAAAATATGGATTTAGAAAGACAAAAAGAAAATTTTAAAAATCATGTTGCAAAATTTACTGATTACGGAAATATCAAAATACTTGATTTTCAAAAGCCCAATTCCTCATATTACAGAATCAGATTCCTGTTTGAAGAGGATTATTACAGGCTGCATATATCTGGAGATTTAGGGGAACTGAGTGCTACTAACGACAGTAATATGTCTTATGAAAAATTCTCCGATTTTGTGAACGATATAGGTTATTTTAAACAAAAGATTAATTGTCACAGCAGAAAGCTCTATGTGTATGATGAGGATTTGGCAAAAGAACAGTTGAAAGAAAAATTAGAAGAATATGATATAAGAGTTGAACTAGATGAAAGAGAAGAAAAAATAGGATACAAAATTAGAGAAGCACAACTTCAAAAAATTCCAT